GCTGCCGGTGCTGCCGGTGCTGCCGGTGCTGCCGGTGCTGCCGGTGCTGCCGGTGCTGCCGGTGCTGCCGGTGCTGCCGGTGCTGCCGGTGCTGCCGGTGCTGCCAACGGCTGGAAGGTCTGCGCGGCGGCGGGTTGCTGCTGGCGCAGTTCCGCGACGACTTGATTCATGTAGACTTCGCCGACGCCCTTTTTCTTCTTCCACGAGCCGTCCGCGTTCATGGCGCGGGAACCCGAGTGGATGCGGGCGTCCCACGGCAGACCGGTCTTGTCAGTTGCCGGGGGCGTCGCACCGCCAGTTTGCGCCGGCGCATCCGTACCGACAGGCGCGGCTGGCGCTGCAGGCGGAATAGATGCGGTTGGCGGGGCGGAAATGGCCGGGGACGAACCAGACGCACCGGCCGGCGGGACGTTTGGGGAGTTGTCCAGTACCGGATATTCGACGGTCATCATGCCGTTTTCGATCAGCAGATCGTCGGTCCAGCCCTGGGCGTGGTATTCCTCGCGGGTGAAGCCCTGCGCGGCGTCGGTCATCGTGTAGACCGGGTCGGCTTTGATCGGCGCGGGCGTCGGGGTCGGCGCGGGTTGCGGCTGAACTTTGTATTCGGTCGCGGTGATGGACACGACGTTTTCGCCGAACACCTGGGCGGCGGTGTTGGTCGTCACGATCGGCGTGTCCTTGCCGACGTCCGGTGCATCGTTGCCGATCAGGTTCAGATATTCGCGGCCGTTCATTTCGAGACGGTCGGCGCTTTCTTCGGTCATGTTGGCCAGTTCCAGGAACGCGTTTGCGAGAACGCGGAAGACGGTGCGGATTTGTTTGGAGTACATCATTTATCCTTCTGTTTGGGTTGCGGAGATTGAACAATAGCGGCATACTAACAGGACTGTCAACAAGAATTTTTCCTCAGATGAACATTAAACCGATGACCGTTGAACTGCGACCGTATCAGCGGCAACTTAAAGGCGACATCGTCAACGAATGGTTGAAGGGATACCGATTCGTGCTCGCAGTGTCGGCCACGGGTTCAGGCAAGACGGTCCTTTTCTCGTCGATCATCGCGGATGAATCCGGCCCCGTGTGCGCCGTCGCTCACCGGCACGAACTTGTTGCGCAGATGTCGATGGCGTTGGCGCGCAATGGTATCAGACATCGCGTGATCGGTTCGGAAGCCCTGACGAGTGAATGTCGCGCGTCCCATCTCGACGAACTGGGCGTCAGCTACATCGACCCGAACAGCCGTGTTGCCGTGGCGAGCGTCGACACGCTGATCTTGCGCGACGATCCGCAGTTCCACGCGTGGCGCATGAGCGTCAAATTGTGGGTCATCGACGAAGCACACCATATCCTGAAGCACAATAAGTGGGGCAAGGCGGTCCAGTTGTTCCCGAATGCTCGCGGCCTGGGCGTGACCGCCGAGACCGAGCGCGCGGACGGATACGGCCTGGGCGATCAGAATGACGGCGTGTTCCATTCGATCGTCATCGCGCCGACCATGCGCGACATCATCAACATGGGCTTCCTGACGGACTACCGCGTGTTCGCGCCGCCATCCGACCTGAACCTAAAGGACATCCCGATAAGTGCGGACGGCGACTTCAGCCCCAAGAAACTCGCCAAAGCGACGAAGGCGTCGCACATCACAGGGGACGTGGTCAAACACTATCTCAAGCTGGCGAAAGGCAAGCTAGGGATTACGTTCGCCGTCGACATCGAAGCAGCCGAAGAGATCGCAGCAGGGTATCGCGCGGCCGGCGTGCCCGCCGAGATCGTGACCGGCAAGACGAATTCCGCCGTGCGTCGCAACATCCTCAAACGGTTCCGCAACCGCGAGATCCTGCAACTGGTCAACGTGGACCTGTTCGGCGAAGGCTTCGACCTTCCCGCAATCGAAGTCGTATCGATGGCACGCGCGACGAACTCTTTCAACCTGTTCAAACAGCAGGCCGGCCGCGCGCTGCGCCTGATGCCTGGGAAGGACTGGGCGATCATCATCGACCACGTTGGTAACTTCCTGCGCCACGGCCCCCCGGATCAACCGCGCGACTTCACGCTCGGACGCCCTGTGCCGAAGTCCAAACGCGAGCCCGACGAAAACATCATCCCGCAGCGCGTGTGCATCGACTGTACCGTGCCATATGAGCGTATCTATTCCGCGTGCCCGGCATGCGGTCACACGCCTGTACCGCCCCAGCGCAGCGCGCCGGAATTCGTCGACGGCGACCTCGTCGAACTGACGCAGGAAGTCTTGCGCAAGATGCGCGGCGAAGCTGCAGCAGCGGTCAACACGGGGTTCGTCCCAACGCCGATGAACGCGAGCCCTATGGTCGTGAACTCGATCCGCAAAAATCATTTCGCCCGCGCCGCTGCACAAGGTCCGCTGCGCGACACGCTGGCCCTTTGGGCAGGCTGGCAAAAGAATTTGAAGAACCGCACCGACAGCGAAATCTACAGGCTATTTTTCCTCACGTACGGCATGGACATGTTGACGGCGCAGACCCTGGGCGCGGCGGAAGCTGATGCCCTACGCATGAAGATACAGGCAAAACTCGATAGGCATGGGATTGTGCCCCATTGACATTCGTTATTGACAATTCAGTTAGTAGCATGCACAATGGCTCCAATCTCACACAAGGAGCCTAAAAAATGCACCTCACGCTCGATACATGCACGTCTGCCCTGACCGCCGCCGCGATCAACCACAAAGCGGCGATTCAACTCGAATTGGCGGTGGGGCTGGCAGTCTTCCACCTTTACAAAGGTACGAACAAGGACGCCCGCAAGATGCTCGTCCAGGCGTACGCGCTCGCCGGCTGGCAGTGCCAGAAGTTCGCGGATCCCGACTACAAGACGGTGAACCGCCGCATCAACGCCACGGCGTCCCTGTACGAAAAGGTTCCCGTGGCGAAGTGGGTCGGCCACCTGCAGGAAATGGACATCATCCAGGCGATCTGCGACGGTCTCGAACCGTTCCAGCTTTACACGATTCAGGACGTTCTACGGTACGCCGCACCGCACCGAATCCAAGACAAAAAACTCGCCGTCGCCCCCGCGCACGACCTGTTGTCCGGCCCGGCCGTCAGCAATCACACGGGGCAAGAGCGCATCATGCAGCAGTTCCGCCGAGCGTCCGACCACGTTGACGAGGGCGCCCGCGTGCTCGCAACCGATCATATTTCGGTCGTCATTCCGAAGGAAACGTCGCGCGCCGAAGTGCTGGAACTCGCCCGTCAACTTCTGCTGTTGGCTGAAGAGAACAAAGAAAAAGAGTTGTTGACAGTCTAGTTAGTAAGACATATCCTACACGAACCCTCTTTTCCTGTGGGATATTAAAAAATGTCAACAACTCTGATTGAGGCAAGGACAGCGTTGCACAAGCTGTCCAGCCAATTCCCCGCACCCTCCTCGTATGCCGATCTGCTGGCGACCATTTCGGACTACCTCGACAACCAAGTCCCCTTGAACGTTGAAAACCGCAATCTGACGCAGCGCGTCGCGGTCCTTGAAGCCACCGTCGAACATATTCGCAAATCTCTTCCCGGGGACCCCTCGCTCACGGTTCCACCCAAGGCGTCGAAGAACGGCGTTCGCAAGGGGATCGACTGTACGGCATGGATGGGTGCTGGGCGTTGCGTGTGCCCATCGTGCGCGGCGGTGGCACATGCATAGCATCGTCCACCAATGGGCGACCGACTGGGGCGTCCCCCAGCACGCGGCCGTCGACCTGATGTGCCGTCTCGGCCTGGGCTTCGAACCCACGAAGTTTGTCGAGTTGGAGGGATGGTCCGAAAGCGCCGTCCAATCCAAGGTCCGACTCGACGCCGCCAAAGCGGGCATTCTCCCGTGGCGAAACAACGTCGGCGCGCTCCAGGACGAAACCGGGCGCGTGGTCCGCTACGGTCTGTGCAACGACACGAAGCAACTCAACGAGAGCGTCAAGTCATCGGACCTCATCGGCATCAACCCCGTGTTCATCACGCCCGCCCACGTGGGGACGGTCATCGGCCAGTTCTGGGCGCGTGAGGTCAAGGAATACGGCTGGAAGTACACCGGCACCGCGCACGAGGTTGCGCAAGCGAAGTTCGGTCAAATCGTGCTGTCCAAGGGCGGCGACTTCAAATTTACGACAGGGGAAATTTAATGGAAGCACCGAAAATCAATTTCATGGCTGCGGAACCGGAAGCACCGCATACGGTCGGTCCGCTCGGGCTGGAAGTCGGGCAAACGTGGCGCATGCACAGTGGCGACGTCGTGACCATCACGCATTACAAGAATGGCGACGGACGCTTCTATCTCGCGTTTGCGAACAATGGCGGCCTCCCGTTCCGCGCCAGCGTGGACGAATACGGTCGGACCAAGTTGACGTCTTGCCGCGACTTCGACCTCGCCGAACGTTTGCAGCGCCTGTACATCGCCGGCCCGATGACCGGGCACCCCGACCTGAACTTCCCAGCGTTCCACGCTGCGGCGGTCGAGTACCGTCGACGCGGTGCGTTCGTGATCAACCCTGCCGAGATGAACGGTGGCGACGCGGAGATCGCGGCGACTGCCAAGCTGACCGCCGAGCAGTATCACGCGCATTGGGTCAAGTGCATGAAGAAGGATATCAACGCGCTGATGACGTGCGACGGTATCGTCATGCTATCCGGCTGGCAGAAGTCGCGCGGCGCGAAGCTGGAACACCATATTGCTCGCAACCTGGGCTTGACCATCACCTATAAGGATTGAACATGAGCGGACTCATCGAATTGGCAGACGAACTCGTCAAACTGAAAAAGCACCCCCTTTATCCGTCGATCAAAGCTGCGGCCGAAGACAAGGCCAACGACGCCGTCAGCAAGTCGACGCCGACGTTCCTGATCGACCCGCGCGCGGTCAAGGTCCAGGACGGTTTCAACGCCCGCCCGATCGACCTCGATCACGTGGCGTATCTCAAGCGCCTGAAAAAATCCGGCGTCGATACCGGCGAGTACACCGTGCAGATGATCGACGGTGATATCTATTTGCGCGACGGCCATCACCGCCACGCTGCCGACATGGAACTCATCGCGGAGGGTGTGGAAATCCTGCGCGTCAAGGCGAAAGAGTTCAAGGGCGACGAAAAGGCCGCGATCCTTTACATGCTCGGCACGCAGTCGGGCAAGGGATACACGCCGCTGCAGGTGGGTGAGCAATACGTCAAATTGGTGAACCTCTTCGGCATGTCATACGACGAGATCGCCGAAAAACGCGGCATGAGCGCGCAGCACGTCAAGGACGCTATTCGCCTGACCGAGCAGCCGGTCGAACTCAAGGCGGCGATCAGTACGGGTGCGATCACTTCGTCGACGGCGCTCAAGCTGGTCAAGAAGGTCGGCGCAACCGAAGCCATCAAGACGATCAAACAGGCCGCCACGCAACCGGGCGTAAAGGTCGGAAAGCCGATCACGCAGAAGGTTATAGACAAGCTGGGAGAAAGCTACATCAACGAGTCCGCGAAGAAGAAATCCGAATGCTCGTTGCACCTGTCCGCGATGCTGGAGTCGCCCGCGTACGACGCTTACACCAAGGCGACCATTCGCCGCGTGCTGGACCTAGTCGACGGGAAGACGCTCGCAATTCCGCGCGACAAGGCGGCGGACAAGGCGGCCGTCGTCGCATTCCTCGCCGACCAGAAGGACAGCAAGAACACGAACGTCAAAGAGGCTGCGCATCTGCTGGGCGACGTGCTGGAAAAACGCCCCGTGCCGGACGCTGGAAGCCCCGGCGCGCGTGCGTACGGTCATCACGTGTGGCTGCAGGACATGGCCGCCAGCAGCCCGAAACCGACCTTCCGCGCGGCCGCACACTGGTTCCTTGCCGTGCTGAACGCCGATCGCACCGGGTCCGAGGTTGCACCCGCGCCGTCCGTGCTGGAACCCGTCGCAGCGCTGGAAGCCGAGCGGGAAAGCGGCGGTCACGTGCTGGCCGAAGCCCTGTGCCCTGAGCACGCACCGCTGATCGCCTGGGCGCGGGGTCGGGCGTGACCGCGTACTATAACGAGTTTGACCCGTACGCCGCCGCGTGGATACGCAACCTGATCAACGCCGGATTGATCGCGCCCGGCATCGTAGACGAAAGGAGTATCGAAGATGTTCGCCCCGATGACCTCGACGGCTTTACACAATGCCATTTCTTTGCAGGGCTCGGCGGATGGTCTTATGCTCTTCGCCTTGCCGGATGGCCAGATCATCGATCAGTTTGGACAGCTTCATGCCCGTGCCAGCCTTACAGCGCGGCAGGTGAAGGCGGCGGGTTTGCTGATGAGCGGCACCTCTGGCCCCATTTCGAACACCTCGTCCGCGAGCAAAAGCGCCGCCCTAAATCAATCTTTGGTGAACAGGTTGCAAGCAAATTTGCGGAACCTTGGGTCGACCTTGTACACGCTGACGTGGAAGCCCTGGGCTACGCCTTCGGGTGTATCCCGTTCCCGTCTGCGAGCATCGGCGCCCCGCACATCCGCGACCGCCTGTATTGGATGGCCCACGCCGCAGACGTCGGACAGCACGGGTGGGGGTCAGGCGTCGCGGGCGATGGGCGCGACGCGACACGGTTCGAACTTGAACGACTTCGCGATGTTGGCCGGGTGGGTCACGCCAACGACACGCGATTGGAAAGACTCGGGATCGGACATCAAACCTCGCGAGGATGGAACGGCGCGGCACGATCAGTTGCCGCGCCAAGCGAATTTAGCGGGTTGGCCTACGACGGCAGCGTCGGACGAGAAGTGGCGCTACAGCACGGTGCAGGCGGCGGAACGCCGGATCGACTCGGGGAAGCAAGTGTCGTTGGAATGCGCAGCGATGCTGTCGATGAACTGCCCGGCCCGACTAACGGCTTCTGGCGTGCTGCTGACTGGCTCGCATGCCGGGATGGAAAGTGGCGGCCAGTTGAGCCCGGCACATTCCCGTTGGTTAATGGGGCTTCCGGCCGCATGGGACGACTGCGCGCCTACGGCAACGCCATCAACGTTGAGCAAGCGTCGATCTTCATCCAAACCGCGATGAGCGTGCTAGACTAACCGGATAGTTACTAAAGGAAATACCCAAATGGCACGAATGACCCCCACCGACCGCAAGGCGGCAATCCTCGTTGCAGCCGTGACCGCTGCCAAGAAGCACGGCTTCGCGCGTCTGCGCCTCGTGCACATCGCGGAGCAGGCAGAGTGCAGTAACGCCCTGGTCGTGTCTCATTACGGCACCATGGCGCAGATGCGCCGGGCGGTGATGCGCGCCGCCATCAAGCAAGAAATCCTGCCCATCATCGCCGAGGGGATCGCCACGCGCGACCCTGTGGCGTGCAAGGCGTCCGCCGACCTGCAGCGTAAAGCCCTCGCCACGCTCGCGGCGGGGTGAAGCATGTACATCCTTCCTGGGGCGCTCGCACCCCTTGGACAGTATCGCCAGTTCATCATCGTTCGCCTTAAACCGGCGACGGACGAACGCGGCGCACTGATTCCGGGGAAGCTCGCCAAATATCCAGCATGGCCGCACGACCAGCCTACGACGCACACCAAAGGCGACGGCACCGTCGTACAGGTCGGCAAATGGGGCATGGTCAGCGCGCACCGGCCCGATGCGTGGCTGGACTGGCAGACGGCCGCCACGCTCGCCGCAAACGGCCCTATCGGCGGCGATACCGTCGGATGGACTGTCGGCTTCGTGCTGACCGAGAATGATCCCATCGGCGTCTATGACCTGGACGCGTGCGCGACGCTCGCGGGCACGTGGAATGACAACGCTCAAGAGATCATGCGGCGCATGCCGGCGGCGATCGAGCTATCGCTATCGGGTCAAGGTCTGCACGGTTGGTTCACGTATCAGGGCAAGGCGCCGTCGCACGGCAAGCGCAACACGCATCTCAATATTGAGATGTACACCGAGGGTCGGTTCATCGCCCTGGGAACCGCTGCGTCCGGCCAGATGCACGACCTCACCGCGTACCTGCCGCAGTTCATCGCCGATTACTTCCCGTACGTGGAAAGGGACGAAAGCGCCGAGACCTGGACGACCGAGCCCGATCCCGAACACACGGTTCTGTCCGACGAGGACTTGCTTCGCATGGCGATGGCGAGCCAACGCAAACAGGACGCGAGCGCGGTATTCGGCGACGGGCATCTCGCCCCGAATTTCTCCGACCTGTGGACGCGCAACGTCCCCGTGCTGGCGCGCGCGTTCCCGCCACAGTCGCCGGGTAAGGACTTCGACTACAGCAAGGCCGACATGGCGCTCGCGAAAGAGTTGGCCTATTGGACCGGCAAGGACTGCGAGCGCATCGCAAACCTGATGATGCAGTCAGGGCTGGTCCGCGACAAATGGTCGCGATCGGTTCACAAGTCGTATTTCCGCGACACGGTGTCGACCGGCGCGGCGTTCTGTTCGGCCGTCTACAAGGCGCGACCCGTGATGCCGAACGTCCCGCCCGCACCGCCGAGCGGCGGCAAGCTGGAACCTGTGGCGATCACGCATGGGACATTCATCGGTCGCGAAAACCTCGCAGCCATCTTTAAGGACTGCGTCTACATTCAGGACGACAACGAAATCCTGTTGCCGAACGGCGATATGGTCGACCAGCCGCGATTCAACGCGAAGTATGCGGGCTACACGTTCATCCTCGACAGCGAGGGGCAGAAGACGACTAAATCCGCCTGGGAAGCGTTTCTTGGCAACCAGTTGATCATGTTCCCCCGCGTGGAAGGGACCGAGTTTAATCCGCGCCTGGACTTCCAATACGTGGTCGAGCGTGCCGGCCGGCGGTGGGTCAACATCTACAAGGCGCCAAAGATCGAGCGCGGCCCGGGCGACGTCAAGCCGTTCATGGACCTGTTGCATAAGCTGCTGCCCAACGGCGACGACGCGCTGATCCTGCTGTCCTACATGGCCGCCGTCGTGCAGTACCCCGGCGTGAAATTCCGTTGGGCGCCGTTCATCCAGGGCACGCAGGGCAACGGCAAATCGACGCTCGTCGAATGCCTGCGGCACGCGCTCGGGCACAAGTATGTCTTTGCGATCAAAACCGGCATGATCGAAAATGGTTTTAACGCGTGGCTTGAAAAGAACCTTTTGTACATCGCGGACGACATCTACAGCGCGAAGGACCGCACCGACATGATGGAATCGCTCAAGAGCCTGATCACCGAGCGCGACCACGCAATCACGCTCAAGGGTATCGACTCGATTCAAAAGCGCATCTGCGGCAACTTCATGTTCACGGACAACCACAAGGACGCCATGAAGAAACAGGACGATACGCGCCGCATCTGTACCCTGTATTGCGCGCAACAGTCGAAATGGGATCGCCAGCGCGACGGGCTCACGAAGGAATACTTCGGCGGCTTCCTGTATCCGTGGCTGGAGAACGGCGGTTACGCCCACGTTGCCGACCTGCTGGCGACGATGCCGATCGACGCGCGGTACAACCCCGCCGGCGAGTGTCAAGAAGCGCCCGAGACGAGCGTCACGCGCGAAGCTGTCATCGACGGCCGCGACGCCCTGGAACACGAGATTTGGGAATGGATCGTCCTGCGTGAACCCGGCTTTGCCGGCGACTTCGTGTCGCACCATATGCTGAAGGCGCGCATGGCGCAGAACCCACAGTTTGCCAAGATGACGAACCCGCTCAAGATCAAAGAGAAAATGCTGCGCCTGGGCTATGAGCCGCACCGCGCTATGCCCGAGGGCCGGACACCCGTGTTCGTCCAACCCGACAACACGATGGCCATCCTTTACGTCAAGCGGGACAGCGCAGCGGCCGAGATGAAAGACCCGCACGCGGTTGCGGCGTTGTACCAGCAGTTGCAGCAGGACGCACAGACCGAACAGACCGCAAGGACATGGGCAGCATGAGCATCGTAAAAATCCTAGTCCCGATCAGCGGCGGGAAAGACAGTCAAGCGGCGCTCAAGTTGGCGGTGCTAACCCACGGCGCGGAGAACGTCCGGGGGCTGTTCAACGACACCAACTTCGAACATTACCTAACGTATCTCCACGTGGTGAAGCTGGCGACCCTGTACGGCGACATACAGATCGATTACGTGTGCGGCGGGTCGGTTCTGGAGCAAGTCCGACGCTTTAAGCGCTTTCCAGGCGGCGGGGCGCGGCATTGCACCGACTACCTGAAGATTCGCCAAACGCGTGAGTACCTAAAGCGACTAGCGACGGAACAGGGCTCGGGGTTTGAGGTCTGGTACGGCATGCGCAGCAGCGAAAGCAACGAACGCAAACAGCGCTACGCGGGGAAGGTCTGCGAAGAGTTGTATCCAGCGCACGAGATCATGCCGTCCAAATACCCCAAGTATTTGCAGAAGATGGGGGTCATGTTCCGTCTGTGCATCCTGAATTGGTCGAAGGAAGACGTTATCGAGTTCGTCGGTAAAGAGGACTTGAACCCGCTATACGACACCTTCGACCGTGTCGGATGCTTCCCGTGCCTCGCGGCCGGGGACGCGCACAAGGAGAAAGCGTTTGCCTACGACGACTTCGGTCGATCCCAGTATCAACAGGTGATCACCGTTTCGAAAGAGATCGGAAAATCCGTTTGGACGTCGAAGGGCGGCAAAGAGCGCAACGAAGGTTGCATGATCTGCCAAATTTAAAGGGTGAGCATGAGCACGAAGAGCAAAGAACTACGAGAGGGTATCGGCGCATGGCTGGCGTGGCGTACCACTGGCGACGAGGACAAATACGAGGCGTATAGCCGCCATTTGGACGGTTTGAGCGCTCGATATGGCCGCGACCGCGTGCGCGCCACCTACCGCCGGTATCGGGGCGCAGTGACGATCCTTATCAAAGACGGCGTTATCTATCGGAGGCTGTAATGAGCGGCGACATCTACACGGTTGGGGACGGCAAACTAACGCAGCTTGCGCAGCGTGAGGACGGCGTATGGTTCATCCGTCGTAGGTGGCGCGGCGTATGGGGGAAGTGGCAGGAATCGGGCCGCAAGTGCCCGTATGAGTTCGGCAAGTATCGTGCGCCTGGGGCGGGCAAAGCGAGGCTTCCCGATGTCGCAATTTAATCTTAACCGATCATGGATATTCGAACATGAAAGTAACTATCAAGTATTGCACCCCGGCGATGCTGTCCGCGTTGACCGAACTCAAGAAGGGCGCACCGTGTCCGGCACCGCTGCGCGAAACGTTGCGGGCGCGAGGATGGATGCACAAGGACGGGACCATTGCCGCAAAGGGTCTTGCGTATCTAAACGGTCGTGATATGATGGCCGCTCAATCAACCAATCAAGGAGGTCATCATGCGTAAAGGTGCAAAAGTAACGGTCCGTATGCCGAAGGGTCCGAACCGCGAGGGCAAGTTCGTGGGCGAGGAAACCAATCGCGGTTTGTGGTACATCATCCAGCCGCCCGAGAAGGGCGCGCAACCGTTCAAGGTCCGACCCGCAACCGTGACCGTGCTGTAAAAGAAAACCCCGCCGAAGCGGGGATTTTTATTTCTGGAACATCCAACTTAGCAACTCGTCCGGCATGGGCGGCTTTCTACGCAGCACCCTCTGACCCATCAAATAGCGTTCGTACCGTTCCGGGTCTTTCTTCAATCTGGCGTAACTGTCGGCCTTACGGTGGGCGCCCGTCTTCGCCGCAGGCTTCGGAACGCTCTTGCCTGGGCCGCTGCGCAATACCGGGATGTAGGGGCCGTCATTGCCGCCGCGCGTCCAGTCGACCACGTGGGCGAGATCGTTGTTCAGGAAATACGTGATGTAGCCGCGCACGCTGTTACGCTGCAGGGCGATATGGTCGGCAATTTCCCATTGGTTCATATCGCGACCCTTCAGTGCGACCGTTATTTTCTTGACGCGTTCCCGCGTGCGGACGTCTGCGACCTTCATTGGTTGCGTCTCCGGTAGTCGCGCATGACCTGCGCGTGTGTCTTGATTGGCGGTTGCGGGGCGTTCTTGCCGTATCCCCATCGATATATGGCCCAACGTACGCCGTTCGCCGCTGGGGGCGTCCAGGCGCGTATATGCAGCTTGCGCGCCCATTTGAGATGGTCAAGGTAGGCGCACAAGGATTGCTGCCGCGTGACGTGCATCTTTGCTGCCAGTTGTTGGCGCGTCAAATCCTCGTCTAGCAAAAGGTCGAGAATCTGACGCATACGGTACACGCTGCGCGAGTCGGTCGGCTTCATCACTTAAGCGAACATTCCGCGATGATTCCCGTCCGGCCTGCAAAAGCTGCGTCGACCTCTGCGGGTCTGAAGTCGGGCTCAGGGCGCCCGGCGTGGCCCCAGTTCACCCACGCTCGGACAACCTTGCCGTGCTCGCGGTATTTCCCTGCTACCTGGGCAGCGTTACTCCCGCTCAGGCGCACCAACCACACGCGCTGACCCTCGTTGAAGTGTCGAGTGCGGAACGGCATCGTTGCCGCAAGTGCTGTAACGTTCATGGCAGTGTCTTCCTTGATTGCAGTTGTGCTCATCGCACGTGCTGGCCGGCATGCTGCGCTGGACCGTGTACCACACGATGAGCACCCCGACCAGCACGAGGGTGATCATTTCGTGCACTGCTGGACGTTGAAGTCCAAGCGCACCATTCCCCCGCGCGCGTTGCATTCGCGGGCAAACGCGTTGTTCTCTTTGCGAATCTCGTCCTGATGCTTCACCGTGAAGACCACGGCAGCGGCGAGACACCAGCATGCGAACATTCCGGCGACGTATTTCATTTGCGGGCCTCGCGCACGGTTACGACGTCGCGGTGATTGCCCATTGCCGGCGGATAGTCCGATACCTGCTCGATCGTGATGACGATGCCCATGCGGCGCGCTTCTGCGCACCAACGTTCGATAGTCTGCCGATACGCTTCCATAGTCTCGGCGGTGTATTCCGGCTTGAACTGTTCGTTGCGTACCGCGTAACCGTGTTCGACCATTTGATCATCTTCCCAACCCTGGGCGCGGAATGCCGAGTACGTGCCGTAGGACCGCCCGAGATCGGTCATCTCCAGGTCGTCGGGTTGGTTGAACGTAAGCGGTCCAGGCGGGGTGAACGATGCGAGCGCACGCCCGACGCGTTGACCCAAGACGCCGAACGTTTTAGTGGGTTTGTGGTTGCTCATAGTCGAATCTCCTTGGTGAAAATGGTCCGGCCGCCGTTCCATACGGTGACTTGCGGGCCGTTGAATGTCACGTCGCCGGGCGGCAGTGTGCCGAGTTGCTGCACGAGGATGGCCGCTATTTCCATCGCGCCGGCAACGACCGCGTAATCGTCGCTCGTCTCGCAAGCTGTCAGGGCAAGCGGGCCGTTGCGGTGGATCGTGTGCCACGCGCTGCGGGCGTTGTCGTCGCACACGTTGGCGCGATACCAGTTCAGCAGGGCGCGGGCGAGGGGCGAAGCTTGGGTCATTTGGTGAACTTGCGAACCCAACCGACATTGATGACGTAGACCAGATCGCCGCGTTCGCTTTGGCGATTCCAGATGTAACCGTACTTCAGGTCGTAACCGATACGCTCCATGATCAACCCCTTCTATCTACCGGCCCCGCACCGTGCGTCGCCCATGTGTTGAACTATACGCCCATTATTCGTATTGGTCAACAACCTGTTGCGCATCGTTGAGCGCTTCATCGAATGCAAATACGGTGGCGTCATCTCGCATTCGATGGGCAAGGGCGCGCAACGCATTGAACACGCGTTCGAACTCTTCGTATTGCACGAACTGTCCGTCCTTGCGCTGTTCCATGTACGCGCCGTAAGGGTCGTATCGTTCGACGGTCATAACGACCTCGCAATCTCGACTGGCGGGGACATGCCGTCCAGCCACCCGAACGACTGTGCCAGCAGCAACGCGGCGATCAGGGCGAGATACATCGTCACGGTGCGGCGGATCATAATGCCTCCTTGGTGACGCGCTCGGCTTCGAACTGGTACATCGTGCCCCCGTTGGAACCTGCTACATAATAGCCCCGGAAGCGGACCTCTACGCCGCGTCGCCCCAGTTCAGCAACGATGGGGTTGATCTGATCCATCAGCATGCGGCCGGCGTCGGCGAGTTCTTTGTCGGATTGGTCGCGGATGCTCATTTGCGTTCCTTTTTGATCTTGAGGTTAAAGAGTTCCCAATACGCGGCGTCCATCTTGGAGTCGCCGCCTTCCCATTTCTGCCACGTGCGCAGGTTCTTATGCAGCAGTTCGGCCGCCTGGGTTTGCGTGAGCCCGGCGTCGTTGCGGACGCGGGCGATCTGTTGTGGGGTTGGCGTGGTCATAATCCGCTCCTTGCCGCCCCGTGGCGGGAGAGACCGCAGGCGCAGAGATAACGCCCGTGTCGCTTGATGCTGACCATCGTCCCGTTGCTGTTCACCTTGATCGACTTGAGAGTCACGTCCGACAACCATTCCCACTTGTGCCGGGCGTACTGCGTGCATGGTGGCTGCTTGGTCATAGCAGCCCCGCTTTGCGTGCGCGATCGACGAGCGCCAAACCTTTGGTGAAGTTATTGGGGTGGCCATCAATGGTGGCGCGCGGCGGGTCGGTAAAGTCTTTCACCGCTGCGAGCAACTCTTCGTACGTGGGTGGGTTGGGCGGCGACAACGTGTCGACGAGGCGTCCGATCAAGTCGCGTTCGGTGATGGTCGGCACGCTTCCGCCCAACCATGCGCGGGCCGCTTTGATCAGGTCGGCGAGGTTTTCGTCGGATACTTTCGGGTCCGGAACTTCGACGTCGAACGTGTAACCCGAAGCGTGGTTGGTTGCGATAATGTTCGGCAGTTCAACGTGCAATGCCGCCGTGACCAGATTGATAGTCTTATCGATCGCTGCGATAGCATTCAGAACTGCGCGAGGGGCCGAATTGATTCCGGCGAAGATGACATCGCCCGGTTTGAGTTCGTCGGCGCGTTTAGTGATGATCATTTTGTTCCATCTCCTTGAGTTTGGCTTCGAATTCGGCGTCGTGACGGCGCTCGATATAGAGGGCTGCGACGATCATTTGATGGTTACCTCACGCGTGTTCGTTACGGCCGAGTCGCCAGACACCCAACGACCGTCCATCTTGACGAGGCAGCCTGTCGACAGCGTGACATACGTCTCAACGCCCATGAGGTTATGCAGGTTGCGGCACTGCTGAACGTTCCCACCGTAGACAACAGCGACGCCAATTGCTACAGGGACGCAGATCGATAGGGCTGCGACAAGGATCGCGAGTTTAAGTTCGCTCATTGCTAACCTTCCCTGGCGGCGGTGAGTGCGTCGGCCGCGATGACCCCCGCAATGGATTGGTTGCGCAGGACCGCGCGCAGCGCTTCGACGAGGGTGTCATAGTTGTTGACGCGGCGCGCGACTTCCATCGCGGTTGGCAACTCGTCGTGGATACCAATTGCGAACGCGTCGGGGCTGTTGTTTGCGCGCATTTCAAAACTGTGCGTGGTGGAGCGGACGGTGATCTTCATTCCCAATTCCCGCCTAACGCTGCGTCAATGGTGCGAATGGCGGTGTCGAACACGTTGGCGTCGCCGCTATCGTTGAACAGCGCTGCGTGCGCCAGCTTCAGCGCCTCGCGCAACTGCGTGTAGGTCGGCAGACCGAACGCCTGCGCGTCGCGGTCCATGTGGTCAATCAGTTTTTGCTTGTGCTTATCCATGACGATAATCCCATCAGTTCTCGCCGCGCCCCATGCGCTGCGTCCATGTGTTGAACTATACGCCCATTATTCGTATTGGTCAACAATAAAACGCCCCGCATGACGGGACGTGTGATTACGGCGCTTCCTCATACGTTGGACAGTTTTCGCCGTAATCGGGCCAGATGGCGAGGCGATGCCAATACGGCTGCGCGATGCAGGCTGGAAGTGGTGGCGGGACGAAGTTCGCCTTGCATTTGCCTGGGGCGTTGCGCTTGATGCGGCCGGTAGGCGTGCGCGGGAACTCGGCGTATTTACAGGTTTTGCAGGTCATGGCGTTAAAACATTGGGGTTCGGGGGATGACGACGATGCGCTGATCGCGCAGGACTTCCATGAGTTCATTGGCGCGATAGAACAGCCCGTTGCGCACGACGTACGTGTTCGGGTCGTTGCCGCCCTCCGTGGGATAGATGACCTGGAGTTCGACGAGGTTCTGGACTTTCTCACCGTCGAACCGGATGAACTTCAAGAGGTCATCTTTGCTCAAGGCGCGCGGATGCGGACACGTGTCGTAAATCCTGCTGACGTGGCCTTCTAGTTCTTCCAGCAGACCGGACGTCCCGTACTGCAGGATGTCGCACACACGTTGGACAAGGCCATCGTGCCCGTCGCGAACCATGAAGGTTTTTTCCTTCAAGTTGTTCACCCTGGCGTTGATGTATCTCTGGCGGCTGACGGATTTGGCTTCACGACGAGCTTCGTCCCTCATTTTCACGCACGCGGTGCACATTCCGTTGCTGGTGTAGCGGGGGGAGTCGTGGCCGCGTCGACATGGCTTTCCGCTGTTGTACGTGAGTTCGCCGGCCTCAAGTGCTCGTTCAATCGGGCTTTTCATGTGTCTATACCTTCTGTACTGTACCGTCGAGATTTTACCTAAATGCTCTTTCCTGTCAACTATACCTTCTGTACTATATTTAATGTACGGGAACTGTAGTCACTGGTGTATAAGTATAGTATAGAAGGTATAGAGGGCTGGAAATACAGATTTGCAAAAACTGGAAACATAGTACAGAAGGTATAGTTGAGGTAAAATCCGATTACCGCAACTGACATACGCGTGACGACATGAGAAATGATGAACCAACACTGAACGATTGGCTGTTTATCGGAGAGTACGTAAAGGATTGGAAAGCCGGGGACGCGATGCGCCGCGCCGGGTTCTACGTTGGGGACTTTTACAGTCAGGAAGCGTACCGCCGTTTAAAGAAGCCGGCGGTGATGCGAGAGATCGCAAAAATACGTGACGCAGCAAAGACAAAAGTACAGTTAAGTACAGGCGTCATCGTTGACGACATCTTGAACGTAATCACCGCTGATCCCCGCGACCTCATCGAAACCGTGACCGAATCGTGCCGCTACTGTCATGGCGCGGATCACATGTACCAATTCACGTTGAACGAATGGCGACGCAAGGAATTCGAAGCTGACGCCAAAGCGGAACGGCCGCCGCATCCCCTGGGCGGGATCGGGTTCAATCCCCATCGCGATCCGCACCCCGACTGCCCCGAATGTTTCGGGAAGGGCATCGTGATTGAACGCCTCAAGGACGTGCGCGATCTGTCCCCGGCCGCCGCTGCTCTATATATGGGCGTCGAGCGCACGAAGTCGGGCTTGAAGATCAACATGCGTAGCAAGGACAGCGCACGTGACGCCGCCGCGCGCTTCCTGGGCATGAACAAGGAAACACACATCCTCAAGGATGGCGGCAAATCGCTGGCCGACATGAGCGATGCGGAATTGGAAGCGCTGGCGAGGGGTGAGGGGCAATGACCGCCGGTATCTTCCAACGGCAGGCCGCCGCCGAGTTGCTGCGCAGGCGCCGCGCCCGTGTCGACCCGGTGCATTACGCCGAGTACGTCGACGTCCCCGGACGCCCTGTTGAGGACGAGGCGGAAGACGGCGAGGTCGTCATTGACGCGCCCGAAACGCTGCTCGCTCAACATCACAAAATGATTTTGCGCGAGGTCGAAGAATGCTTCCTGAAGGACACGGGGCGTCTGATGATCTTCATGCCCCCTGGCTCGGCGAAGTCGACGTATGGGTCGGTCGTCGCGCCGTCGTACCTCATGGGCAAGTACAAGAAGACGCGCATCGGTCTCGCCAGCTACGCCGATTCCCTGGCGCTCAAGATGGGCCGGCGCACCCGCTCGATCATCAACCAGAAGCGCTACAAACAGACGTTTGACGTCGAGTTGTCCACCGAGTCGGCCGCCGCGAACAACTTCAAGCTGACGAACGATAGCGAATACATGGCAACGGGCATCCTGGGCGCGTTCACCGGCAATCGCTTCGAACTCTTGATGATCGATGACCCGGTGAAGGGCCGCGAGCAGGCCGACTCCGAGACGATCCGGAATAAGACGTGGGACGCGTTTCACGACGACCTGTTGACGCGTCTCGTTCCAGGCGGATCGATCGTGATCATTCAATGCATGGTCGGCGATACGCAAGTTCTCATGGCTGACGGAACAGAGCGGGCGTTGCGCGATGTGCGACCTGGGGATCGTATCGCCACGTACGACAACGGGCGCATGTCCGCATCCACCGTACGCAACTGGGCGAATCAAGGTTCTGATCAAGTGTTCACAATTAGGATGAGTTCCGGTAAAATTGCCACCGCGAATGAGAGGCATCCGTTTCTTGTTGCGCGCAATGGGGAATTGAAATGGGTTCGACTAAAGGAACTGACGGTCGGGGATATGATCGTTCGGGCCAGCAAAAGCACGGAGGGTGGCGCGGCGTCCAGTGTGCATACGACGGCTGCGACAAGCATGCAAAGTGTAAGGGGATGTGCATGTCCCATTACAACAAAACGAGATGGGCAAACGGCCATCGACCCCCATCCGTCAACGCCGACAGCAGACGCGACGCCCATCTCAAACATCGATACGGGATCACGCTGGCCGAATACAAATCACTTTTCGATTTGCAGGACGGGCGCTGCGGAGTGTGCAGGCAACCCCCCGGCGACAACGTGCACGCGCATTGGGGCGGAAAGCTGTGCGTCGACCATTGCCACGAAACAGGCAAAGTTCGAGGCTTGCTCTGCAACGACTGCAATCTCGCAGTTGGATACGGGAAGACTGCCGACATCCTGCAACGGGCCGCTGAGTACCTACAGTTTCACGCTGGATGAAATCAGCGAGATTGTCGACGCTGGATACGAAGACGTTTTCGATATCCAAGTTGATCGAACAGAGAACTTCATTGCCAACGGCGTGGTGAGCCATAACACCAGATGGCACGAAGACGACCTCTCGGGCCGCATCCTGCCGGTTGACTGGAACGGCGAATCGGGCGACATCATGTGCCGCGATGGCAACGTGTGGCGCGTGTTGTGTCTCCAGGCTGAGTGCGATTCGGATACCGACCCGCTCGGGCGCAAGCGTGGCGAGATGCTGTGGCGCGAATGGTTCACGGAGAAGCATTGGGCGCAGTTCCGGGGCGAAGCGCGCACCTGGGGCGCACTCTTCCAGCAGATACCGAAGCCAAAAGACGGCCTGATGTTCAAGCCGGACAAGATCGAGATCGTCGACACGCTGCCGGCCGGGCGCATCACATGGGTGCGTGGCTGGGACTTGGCAGCGACGGAAGGTGGCGGCGCGTTCACGGTGGGCGGTCTGCTGGGCATCCATCAACCGACGCAACGCCCCATCATTGCGGACATCGCGCGGTTCCAGAAGGCGCCGGGCTCGCGGGACGACTCGATACGCAACGTCGCGGTGATGGACGGGCGTCTCGTCAAACAGGACATTCCGGACGATCCGGGCGCGGGCGGCACGGCGCAGACGGAATACCTTGTCAAGAAGTTGAAAGGCTGCTCTGTGGTATGGGGGCCGGAAAGCGGCGACAAGGAAACGCGCGCCATCCCGTTGGCGTCGGAAGTCAACATCGGCAACGTGATGATGCTCCGTGGCGAATGGAACCGGCCGCTATTGGAAGAGATGCGCGCGTTCCCGAACGGGACGTACAAGGATCAGGTTGACGCGCTGTCGCGGGCATACTCTCGCCTCGTTCCCCTTCCCGGTAGAATGCAGATCAATAAAACCCTTCTCAACAAAGTCAAGGCGCAACGATGACTATCCACGCATACACCGAAACGGACAACTACCGGACGTATCCGGCCTATATCAACGTGAGCGAAAACCGCTTCGTGCCGGGTCAAGTGCTCGTCACCGTCCGCAACCGCGAGTTCTCGACGCCGAGCGTCATCGGCCTGGACCGCGAACAACTGCAGGCGCTGCGCGATGATCTCGACGCATGCCTGAAGGGTCAGCCATGAAGAACTTCCGCATCGGCGAACGGCTGCGCGCCTGGGCTCGCGGGCTGAAAGAGTCGGACGTCGGACCCGCGCCGCCCGCGTTCGGGCCGCCGAAGATGCTGCCGGGCGTCGTGCCCGATGGCGTGAAACTGGCGATGGACAACGACATGGCGGACGTCTACACGTACGCGTCGCAGATGTATGGTGCGGCCTGCCAGCAGTTCCCCGGATATCCCGTACTGTCCCAACTGACGCAGATCGCCGAATATCGAATGCTGTCGGAGAAGACCGCGCATGCGATGACCCGCAAATGGATCAAGCTGCATTCGAAGGGCGACGACGACAAGTCCGAACTCATCTCGAAGATCGAAGACGCGCTGACCCGCTTCAAGGTGCGCGAACTGTTCACGGAAGCGGCGATCCACGATGGGTTCTTCGGCCGCGCGCAACTGTTCGTCGACCTGGGCGAGCAAGACGGCGACGGGCTGGCAATCCCGCTGTTCGAAGACTCGACGATCATGAAAGGCAAGCTGCGCAAGTTCAAGCTGGTCGAAGCGATGTTCACCTATCCGAACTCGTACAGCGCGTCGAACCCGTTGCGTGACGATTACTTCAACCCGTCGTCGTGGTTCGTGATGGGGCAGAAGGTGCACTCGACACGGTTGCTGACGTTCGTCGGCCGCCCGCTGCCGGACATCCTCAAGCCGGCGTACAATTTCGGCGGAATGAGCATGTCGCAACTGGCCATGCCGTACGTGAACAACTGGCAGAAGACCCGCGACAGCGTCAACCGCCTGATCTCCAACTATTCGACGTCGGGCGTAAAAACTGATTTGTCGGGCATTCTGGCCGGCGACAGCGGCGAAGACTTGATGATGCGCGCACAGTTGTACACGGAGATGCGCGATAACCAAGGGTTGATGTTGCTCGACATGACCAACGAAGACTTTTTCCAGCACAACGTGCCGCTATCCACGCTCGACCAACTCCAGGCGCAGGCACAAGAGCACATGGCGTCCGTCGCGTCGATGCCGCTGCCAATCCTGCTGGGCATCACCCCGTCCGGCCTGAACGCCAGCGCTGATGGTGACATTGAGATTTTCTACGACCATGTGCGCGACATGCAAGAACGGCTGTTCCGCGACAACTTGACGAAGGTGATCAAACTCATTCAACTGTCCGAGTTTGGCAGCGTCGACGAGGACGTCGTATTCGACTTCGTGTCCCTGTGGCAGCAGACCGAAGCGGAACTCGCGGCGAACCGCAAGAGCGATGCGGAAGCGGCTGCGATTTACGTTGAGTTGGGCGCGATCACGCCCGAAGAGGTCCGCCAACGGCTGGCCGACGACGAGTACAGCGGGTTCAACGGCCTGGACATGGGCGTGACGATCGAACCGCAGGCTGAAGAGGAACCGGACGACGAGGCGCCTGAATGACCGAACTGCGCGCACCTGGGAAGGCCGTCACGCTCAAGCCGGTGCGGCCGAACGTCGGCGTCGAGATGGCCTATCAGCGTGCATTGACGGACCTCGTCGACGACATGAACAAATCGATTTTGTATTGGATCGGCGCGGCGTATCGAGCCAACCCGCCAGCAATGGCGATGGACGCGACACCGTCCGAAGAACTGCGAAAGGTCATGAAGAAGTTGGCGCGACGCTGGATCAAGGCGTTCGGCGAGGCGGCAACGAAGATCGCGGGCGCTTTCGCCACGCAGGCGCAGGCGCAGGCCGAACGGACCATGTCGAAGGTGCTCAAGGATGCGGGATTCTCCGTACCGTTCAAGCCAACTGCTGCGATGAAAGATGCGTTCGATTCCGTGCTCGTCGAGAACGTTGCGTTGATCAAATCGATTCCGTCGCAGCAGTTCACCGCGATTGAAGGTGCGGTCATGCGCAGCGTGCAGGCGGGGCGCGATCTCAAGACGCTGCGCGAAGAACTGCTCGCCTTGGGCGCGAAGTCGAAGAACCGCGCGGCGCTGATCGCACGGGACCAGAACAACAAAGCGACAGCCGTCATCACGAAGGCGCGACGCTTGTCGCTGGGACTGACCAAGGCCAAATGGCGACACAGTCGCGGCGGCGTGCACCCCCGAAAATCTCACGTCGAAGCGGACGGAACGATATATGATGTCACCGTTGGATGTTTGATCAATGGCGAGTACATCATGCCCGGCGAGAAGATCAATTGCCGGTGCACGTCGTCGGTCGTCATTCCCGGTATCGATGACTAACCACATGGAGAATAAAATGATGGCACTCCCAGTAATCATCTATCTGTTCGTCTGCGCTGGCCTGGGCGGTATCGCTGGTGCAGCTACCGGAAAACCTCTCAAAGTTGAGAAGAAATGAGCGCCGAAGGTCTGTTGATAGCGCTCGTGCTGCTGCTGGCCGGCACCGTGTGCGCGTCGGCGTTCCTCGCGTACCGGGAAGTCAAACGACATAACGAATATATGAAAGAGATCAAATGACAGGGCTCATCCTCGCAATGGACAAGAGCGCGCGTACGGTCGACAAGTTCGGCCGACTGTTCATCGCCATGTCCAACATTTCAAAGGCGACCGTCAACCCCTATCGCGGGTCGGAGATTCCCGGTTGCGCGGCGCTGGGCCTAGACCCGGACCGCGTCTATATGCTGCTGCGCGACCCCGAGGAACTGAAGAAGGCGGCCGATACGTTCAACAATATCCCGCTGCTGGACCGTCACATCCCGGTCACGGCTGAAGCACCGTCGCAGCAATTCGTCGTCGGCAGCACGGGCACGGATGCGCGCTTCGACGAACCATTCCTGCGCAATTCCATGGTCGTGTGGACGGCGACGGCGATCGCTGGTATCAACACGAATCAGCAGCGCGAACTGTCCTGCGCGTACAGCTACGATGCCGACATGACGCCCGGCGTGTACGAAGGGAAAGCATACGATGGTATTATGCGCAATATCAAGGGCAATCACGTTGCTCTTGTTGAAGTAGGTCGCGCCGGCCCCGATGTCGTGGTCGGTGATTCTAAACTTTCGGAGAAACCGAGAATGAAACGAAACCTGTCGACGAACGCCCGCGTCGCCGTCGCTGCCCTGATGGGTGCGATCCGGCCGGTGCTGGCTCAAGACGCGCAACTCGGGGACTTGACCGCCATCGTCGGCAGTGTCAAGACCTTGAAGGACGCGAAAACCCGCAACCGTATCGGCGAAGCCGTGAGCAAGGCGTACGGCGACAAGCTGGCGCAAGACGCCACGCTCGATCACGTCGCGCCGCTGCTGGAACAACTGGCGCAGGACGAGGAAGACGACGCGCCGCCGAAGCCGAAGTGCGTCACCGACGCCAACGACGAAGATGACGACGAGGACGACGACGAGAAGGACAAGCCCGTCGCCATGGACGCCGCGATCAACGCCGCCGTTGCCAACGCCGAGCAACGCACCGTCGCCCGCATGCAGGCCATCCATCAGGCTGAGCGCGACGTCGAACCGTACGTCGGCCGCCTCGCCGTGGCGATGGACAGCGCAGAGTCGGTGTACAAGGTCGCCCTGGACGCAGCGAAAGTGGACCTGACCGACGTGCACCCGTCCGCCTACAAAGCGATGGTGCGCATGCTGCCGAAGCCGGGCACCGAAGCTGCGCCGGTTCAAACCCGCGTCAATCTGGCGCAAGATGCAGCCCTGGGCGCCGCGTCGTTTAACGCGCTGTTCCCGAGCGCATCGAAAATGAAAGGTGGTGTGTGATGCCGTTCCAACGTCAAGTCAATATCCAGCCGGCACCGGGCATCGAAGGCGCCATCGCCAGCGGCAACCCGCCCGCAACCTACGTGACCGGCCCTGGCGGCCTGATCAGTGGCGCTAACGGCGTCCTCGTCGGCCGCTTCGGTTACGCGTCGTACCAAGCTGACGGCAGCGAACGCGTCGACAACTCGTCGTACCTCGTCGCGAACGGCGTCGACCGCGTGTCCGCCCTGGGTTTCATCGCCAACATGCAGCAGGCGCTCAACACGGTGTACCTGTCCGAAGCCGGCATGTCGATGCTCGCGTGGCAGTCCATGGAAATGTTCACCCGTGGCGACTTCTGGGCAAAGATGGGTTCGTCCGCGACCCGTGGTCAAAAGGTCTTCGCGTCGCTGATCGACGGTAGCATCCAGGCCGCAGCACCGGGCGCAACGGTCGCCGCGTTCGTGGGCTCGGCATCGTTCGCAACGAACGTCATGACCGTGACCGCCGTGACGTCGGGTACTGTCAAGGTCGGCCAGCAGGTGACGGGCTCGGGCATCCCTGCCAACACCTACGTTACCGCCCTGGGCACCGGCACCGGTGGCGCGGGCACGTACACGCTGTCGATCTCGCCGGGCACCATCTCGGCGCAGGCGACCACGACGGCCGAGTACGTCGAAACCAAGTTCCGCGTCTTGTCGACTGCGGCATCCGGCGAGATCGCCAAAATCGGCTTCGGAGACTAAGACATGGCCATCGATATCGAAAAACTCAACAAGCTGAGCGCGCCGGAACAATTGGCCGTTATCGGTCAAGCCGCCCGTACCTACGGCATTCACTTCCACCAAGCGGGCGCCGTTCAGGGCTTCATCCCGTCGCATCTGGCGATGGACGCCACGCTCGCGCAAGACGCCCTGCCGCAACTGGTCACGACCACGTCGAGCGGCGTTCCGGCGTTCCTGACGAACTACGTCGACCCGAAGCTGATCGAAGTTCTGGTCACGAAGAACAAGGCCGCCGAGATCTTCGGCGAGAACCAAAAAGGTGACTGGACGACCCCGACCGCGTTCTTCCCGGTCGTCGAATCGGCCGGTGAAGTCTCGTCGTACGGCGACTACAGCACGAACGGCGAAGTGACCGCAAACACCAACTGGCCGCAACGCCAGTCGTACCACTATCAGACCGTCACGCAGTGGGGCGAACGCGAACTGGATCAGATGGGCAAGGGTCGCATCGACTGGGCGTCGCGCCTCAACATCGCGTCCGCGATGGTCATGGGCAAGTTCCAGAACAAGACCTACTTCTACGGCGTGGCCGGCCTGCAGAATTACGGCCTGCTGAACGACCCGTCGCTGATTACCCCGATCAGCCCCGGCGCGAAGACGGCCGGCGGTTTCACCTGGGTGAACGCCACGGCGGACGAGGTCTACACGGACATCAAAAATCTGGTCAAACAACTGGTCATCCAGTCCAACGGCCTGATCGAGATGGACACGCCCATGAAAATGTGCCTGTCGCCGACGCGCATGACCGAACTGACGAAGACGAATCAGTACAACGTCAACGTGTTCGACCAAGTCAAGAAGAATTTCCCGAACCTTACCTTCCAGTCGGCCCCGGAATATTCGACCGCCTCGGGCGAACTGGTGCAACTGATCGTCGAAACGCTGGAAGGTCAGGAAACCGGCTACTGCGCGTTCACCGAGAAGATGCGTGCACACGCTGTCGAGCGTAAGACGTCGTCGTTCCTGCAGAAGAAATCGGGCGGCACCTGGGGCGCAATCATCCTGCAACCGTTCGCAATCGCCCAAATGCTGGGCGTGTAAGCGACGACCGCCCCGGCTCGCACAGCGGGGCGTTTTCACCCTCCTATAAGGAAAAATCATGGCAACTGTTCTGATTGGCTGCAAACTCCCGCACGGTATCGTCCTGAAGGGCTCGGCCGGACAAGACATCAAACTGAACGGCGTCAATACGTCGCTCATCGGTGGCGGTTTCGGCCTCACCCACGTGGACGCATCCGAATGGGCGTACATCTCGGCCATCTACGAAGACTTCGCGCCGTTCAAGTCGGACGCGATCTTCACCCACGGGACCGCGAAAGTGGCCGATGTGAAAGCCATCGCCGCCGAACTGTCCGACGTGAAGACCGGCTTCGAAGGTATCGACCCGACCTCGCCGGCCGCAGGTCTGAAGCCCGACGAAAGCGTCAGCAAGCAACTGGAAGCCGCCGAGCGCGCGCCGCGTCCGACCAAGGCTCCGGCAGCACCCGCCGACAAGGCCGCCGCAAACGAACTGGCAGGCGCGTAATGAGCGCGGGCGCCGTCGTTTTCGATCCCGCTGCGTTCATCGCGCGGTTTCCCCAGTTCGCCAATGTGGACGCGGCATTGCTGCAGGCGTTCTTTGACGAAGCGGCGGCGCTCTACCTGAACAACAGCGCGCGCAGCATCGTGCGCGATCTGGCCGAACGGTCTATCCTGCTGAACTACATCGTTGCCCACCTGGGCACGTTATCGGGCGTCCTCACGCCTGCAGGACAGGGCTCGACGGCGACCCAAGTCGGCCGCGTGTCGAGCGCGTCGGAAGGCAGCGTATCCGCGTCCATGGACATGGGCCAGCAATCGAAGGGTGCTGCGTTCTGGCTGCAGACTCAATACGGCGCGGCCTACTGGCAGGCAACCGCAGCCTATCGGACCCTGCGGTACGTTCTCCCGCGCCGCAGGTGCTGACGTGGCGGCCGGCCTGAGTGGGGGCGACAAGCTGCGCGCCAAACTGGCCGAGATCGCGAAACAGATCGAAGGCAAACACGAGTTGCGCGTCGGGTTCCTTGAGGGCGCGACGTATCCGGACGAAGCCGGAACGCCCGTTGCGACCGTCGCATGGTGGCTGAACTACGGCACCAAGACCGCCCCGCCCCGCCCGTTCTTTACGAACATGGTCAAGACCAAGTCGGACAAATGGGGCGACGAACTGGCGGTAATCCTTCAGCAAACTGATTTTGACGTCGACCGTTCGTTGCGGATCATGGGCGAGCGCATCGGCGGGCAACTGCGCGACGCCATCGTCGAACTTGATGCTCCGGCGCTATCCCCCATCACCCTCATGCTGCGCAAGATGCGCCACGACGACCCGCATTTGATCGTCACGGGTGCGACGGTGGGCGAGGCAGCGCGCCGCGTGGCGGCCGGTGAAAGCACGTCCCCGGCGTCGACAAAGGTCGGTGTGTTCACCGGCCATATGCTCAACAGCATTGATTACGAGGTCAAACCGTGAACTTACATCAAATGGTCCGGGGCGTCGTTGGCGCGGTCAATCCGGATATTCCCGTGACGATCAAACCGAGCGCCGGGGCGACGGAAGACGCGTCCGGGCGCACGATTCCAGCATACGGCGCGGACATCTCGGCGTACGGTCAGAAACAACCCGTGAGCGGCCGTGATATCGCGCGGTTCCAGCAGCAAAATATCCAAGGCGTGACGTGTAAAATGCACCTGAACGGCAATTATGAAGGGCTGTTCCGCACGCTGGGAAAAGGCGGTGATCTGCTGCAGTTTGGCGGTCAAACGTACCTCGTCGCAAGCGTCATGGAACGTTGGCCGGACTGGTGCTGCGTCGCCCTCACTATGCAACTTGACCAATAGGATCAAAAATGTCCATCACCCAAGCATTCCCGAACGCGTCCAAGCTGGAAGCCCTGCAAGCCCTGTGCCCGCCCGGCAGCACTTACAAACTCGCCCTGCTCGCGTCGACCGCCACGTACGACAAGGCATCGACGACCTTTTCCGGTGCGGGCGAAGTGACCGGAACCGGCTATACCGCAGGTGGCGCGACGTTGGCCGGATACAGCGCTGCCATGAGCGGCGACGCGGCGCAACTGACGTTCAACGCGCCGACCTGGGCGAACTCGACGATCACGGCGGCCGGCGCGGTCATCTATGACACGAGCAACAACAAAATTCGCGGCGTGTTCAACTTCGGCGGCAACATCACGTCGACGAACGGCACGTTCACCGCGACCATCCCGTCCAACCTCATCGCCATTAACTAAGGAGGTTGCATGAAATTTGCAAACGGTCTGAAGTTCATGGCCACGGGTACGAGCGCCGCGGCGATCACGGTCGGCGCCCCCGTGTCCGGATGCCGTACGCTGGCACAGGTAATCGCCGACAGCACGTATGATCCGAAAGGTATCCGTGTCGGCGATTTGTATGTTCCGTTCACGGTGCGAGACACCCAAGGCAACACGCAAACGAGCTTGTACACGATCACGAGCGCGACGCAAATCGATCTGATCGCGATTTTGTCCAGTTCGAACGGCGGCAACGCGGTGACGTTCTCGGGTCCGCTGACGGTCTATAACAGCGATGTTGCGTGGGCGTTTAACCACGGGCTGACGGACCCTCACGACCCCGGCTTCGACATCGTCCTGTTGTTGGGGCAGTCGAACATGGTCGGCATGGACGTTCCGATTTCGGCGTTGGACGTCGTGGACGCTCGCATTTTCACGTACGGGTGTTTCGCCAATGAGGCGTCCACGTACCGCAAGATTACGCAAGCCGTCGACCCGCTGCGACACAACTACAACCCCGCGAACTACCCCAGCATGCCAACCGTTGGTAACGGTTCGGGGCTCGGGCCGGGCTCGTGGCTGGCGCGCACGTACGCCGGCATGATCCCGTCGAACCGCAAAGTCCTGCTTGTACCCTGTGCCCGCAGCGCGACGAAGTTGTTCGCGGACACCCGTGAATGGTTCCCCGGCGACGGTACGATCGGCAGCGGTGTTGCGCTCGGCGCGACCGGCAGTACGCTGCTTGACAACGCGATTGACCAAGCTACGCGCGCCGTTGCGGCTGCACAGGCGTTGTATCCGAAAAGTCGTCTTGTTGGCGTCGCGTGGCATCAGGGCGAAGGTGACGCAGATTGGTACGGCCTGAACCTGCAACTCAATTACACGGGCGCACTCAAGACCTTGATCCAGGCGATTCGCACCCGCGTGCCAACCGCTGCTAACGCGTGGTTCGTCATCGGCGGTCTTATGGGTGAGAACGTCGCCGATACGTCCGGCCATCCAGGTTACATCGCCGTCGACACGGCGCAACGCACCGTTGCTGCCGAGTTCCCGCGATGCGCGTACACCCCCGGTTTGACTGGCTATAACATGGGCGACAACTTGCACTACAGCGCTGCCGGACAACGCGTATTAGGTTGCAACATGGCGTCCGTAATCCCCCTGGCAATGCTGTCCCCCGGTGTCGATACGACCGCCCCTGTCACCCGCGCCGCGATCGTCTACGCTGCCGACGCATACACGGTCGCGTGGTCCGTCTCTGAACCGGTGGACCCGAACTTCGTGCCGGCAACATCGGCATTCACCATTGCCGGTCACACCGTGTCGAGCGTGCGCGTACAGGGCAACTACATCTATGTCACCTGCTCTAATGCGTTCGTCAACGGTGAAGCCGCGCGCACGCTCGTCTATACCGCGCCCGGCGTGAACGGTCTGCGCGACCTGTACGGTAACCAGATGGCAAACGCTTCGCAATCGATCGGCAACAACGTTCCTGCCGTCGATAGCACGCCGCCGGCATATACGACCAATAGCGCTACCATCGCAGCAGGCACGCCGGCCGACATTACCTTCAGCGTGGGCGAAGCGCTGGCCAACAGCATCCCCGGCACTAGCGCATTCACGGTCACCGAGAACGGCACGAGTAAGCCTCTGTCTACCATCTTGGTCAGCGGCACGACCGTTACGGTGCGCGCTACGACGTCCTTCAGCAACGGGACGACGGTGCAGATGTCCTACACCCAACCGGGCAGCAATCCACGCCTGCAAGATGCTGCAGGCAATGCAACGATCAACTTCGGTCCGGTTGCAGTTACCAACAACGTCCCGGCAAGCGATACCATCGCACCGACCGTGAGCGGCACGCCGACTATCGCCAACGCCGCCCCGACCGACATCGTAATTACCATGAGCGAAGCGCTGGCCAACAGCATCCCCGGCACTAGCGCATTCACGGTTACCGAGGGCGGATCGGCCAAAGCCCTGTCTACCATCTTGGTCAGCGGCACGACCGTTACGGTGCGCGCCACGGCCGCATTCAGCAATGGTACGGCGGTCCAGGTCAGCTACACCCAACCGGGCAGCAATCCACGCCTGCAAGATGCTGCAGGCAATGCAACGATCAACTTCGGTCCGCTCACGGTTACGAACAACGTCGCGGCGGCGGGCGGAACAGGCGATATCCGCTTTGACAGCCTCGTCAACATGAACGAGACATCCGCCGTCGTCCCGTACTCGTACGCGGTCGTCAATTATGCCGCCATCAGCACGACTGTTGAGGGTGGCGTTTCGATGCTCGGCATGGCAGGTGACGGCACGTTCACCGTCAAGATTAACTACACGAGTTCGACTCGGAACATGGTCGGTTTCCGCACCACGCGGACGGTCGGTGCATACAACACCAACCAATTTAACATTCAGGCCGGCACGAACTACGGCATCTTTATCGGCACGGGTAACCTGACTGTAACTCGCGCCCCGGTTGATGGCGACTTGATCAAACTGGAGCGCACCGGAACGACTGTGCAGGTCTACATTTCCAGCGATAACGGCACGTCGTACCAGCAGATCGCACAGCTTACCGGCGTGGCAACCGGCACCCTGTACGTTCAAATCATGGGCCAGACCGGCGCTACGTTCACCGCGCCGCAGGGCACGGGCTTTGCATAAGGGGCCGACATGCCAGCATTTGACGCAATAGCAGCGGACGCCATCGGCGAGCAAACCGTCGACACTAGCGGGAATGGTTTCGCGTCGATGGCTGGCGTTGCCGCGACGGTGAGCGTCGGCACGATTGCGGCGACCGGCAACGTCAGCGTCAACGGGGCGACGACTCTATCCGGGGTTGCCGCTTCGTCAGGCGTCGGCGTGGCCGGCGCGTCAGGGTCGGCGGTCGTAACGCTTGGTCAGGTTGCAGCGGCGGCAGCAGTCAACACCGTGTCGGCAAATGGCGGCGTGACCCTTGCCAGCACGGCGAGCGTGAGCATCGTCGATGGTGCAGGGGCGCCGCGTTCGGGCCTTACCGGCTTGAAATGGGCGTTCTTCGACCAAGTCACCTTGGACGCCCTACACGCGCCTGTTGCGCGCGGCGTGGGCGCGTTGACGGACGGCAACGGCGTCTTGACCGTGAACGTTACGGGGACGTCGTTGCAGCCTGGGCAAATCGGCCTGCTGATGTTCAGTGACGGCGACGGCACGACGGGTCAAGTGCCGCCCGCGCGCGCGTTCGTCGGCCCCGTACAGGTGGCGTGATGGATGCCCTCTTTCAACCGCAATTTGGCGCGGGGGGCGCGCTTTTCGAGCTGCAGTTCTACGCGCAGGGGGACGCAGTCGCGACGATCATCGGGGTTTCCGCGACGGCGAGCGTTGCGACGATCATCGCAGCCGGAGCGCTAAATGCCGTGTCGTTGCTGCTGCCGGACACCATCGTGTGCAAGGTCGTGCGCGATTACATCATGAGCATCGTTCCGACGCAGCGCGTTATCCGGACCCCCGTAAACCGCGCGTCGATGCCGAAAGGGCCGTACGTGTCGTTCACGCCTGGGCTGCGTCGACCGCTCGCGACCAACGTTTCGGCACCGATGATCGGCGGGCGCATCGTCACGCGGTCGGAGCAAATGTCCTTCCAGATCGATTGCTATGGCGAGGGCGCGGGCGATACCGCCGAGACCCTGAACGTCTTGTACCGCGATCCGTACGCGGCAGAACTGTTTCAGGAATCCGGATACGACGTCGCGCCGCTGTACGCCACTGACATCCAGCAAGCGCCGTTTGTTAGTGGCGAAGACCAATACGAGGATCGATATACGTTCGAAATCGAATTACAGATAAACTCCCGTGTAACCGTACCGCTCCAATCCTGTAATATCTTGGGCATCGACCTGATATCGGTTGACGCAAACTTCCCACCAACAGAGGAATAAACCATGTCCATTCCGGCAAAAAAACTTGTCAACGTTATCCCCGGCGTCATCGGGGCGGGCGGTGCGGCGCTGGCCCTGTCAGGTCTGATCCTGACCGCAAACACCGCCGTTCCGATCGGCGCGGTACAGCAGTTCTCCACCGCCGACGCCGTGTCGAACTTCTTCGGCCCGACCAGCACCGAAGCGAAACTCGGCGCGATATACTTCGCAGGCTTCGACAACTCGACCGCCAAACCGGCAAACCTGCTGTTCTGGCAGTATCCGACTGCCCCCGTGTCCGCATACCTGCGCGGCGGTTCCGTGGCGTCGATGACCCTCGCGCAACTGCAGGCGATCGCAGCCGGCACGATGAGCGTGACCGTTGACGGCGTCGTCAAGACCTCGTCGTCGATCAACCTCGCAGGTGCTACCAGCTTCAGCAACGCGGCGACGATCATCACTGCGGCGTTCACTGGCGGCCCGACCGTCACCTATGACGCGCAGCGCGCCGCGTTCGTCGCAACCTCGGGCACGACCGGCGCGACGTCGACGATCGGGTTCGGTTCCGGTGCGATGGCAACCGCCCTGAACATGACGCAGGCGCTCGGCGCGGTCACGTCGCAAGGTGCAGCCGCCAGCACGCCGGCAGGCGCAATGACGGCTATCGTCGCAAAGGCGCTCAACTGGGCCGCGTTCATGACCACGTTCGAACCGCTCATCGCCGACAAGATCGCCTTCGCGACCTGGGCGTCGCAACAGGGCGACCGCTTCGCGTATGCGTGCTGGGACACCGACATCAACGCGACCGCACAGGGCAACACGACCAGCTTCGGCGCGCAGGCTAAAGCACTGAGCCTGTCGGGCAGTATCCCCCTGACGGCCGACGCCAACGCTGCCGCAGCCCTAGGCGTGACCGTCACCGATCTGGCGCAACCGCTCGCCGCGTTCATGCTCGGCTATCTGGCATCGATCGACTTCGCGCGCACGAACGGTCGCACGACGGCGGCGTATCGCAGTCAAGGCGGCGTCGTGCCCGGTGTGACCGACGCAACGGTCGGCGATACGCTGATCGCGAACGGCTACAACTTCTACGGCAATTACGCCACGTCGCAACAGGCGTTCACCTTCCTGCAGCCGGGTCAAATCTCGGGCCGCTTCAAGTGGATCGACAGCTTCGCGAACGAAGTGTGGATGAACGCCAATTTCCAACAAGTCCTCATGGCGTTCATGGCGTCGGCCGGTTCGATCCCGTACAACAACGTCGGCTATGCGGACATCGAAACCGTGTTGCAAGACCCGATCAATCAGGCGCTCGACTTCGGCGCGATCCGTGGCGGCGTGTCGCTGTCGGGCTCGCAGATCGTGGCGGTAAATTCGTACGCCGGCCAGAGCATCGACACGGTGTTGGCGACGCGCGGTTGGTATCTGAGCATCAAAGACCCCGGCGCGGCGGTGCGCGCGGCCCGTGGCACGCCGCAAATGACGTTCTTTTACTGCGACGGCGGTTCGGTCCAGCAAATGAGCCTCGCGTCCCTGCTGGTCCAATAAAGGAGAAATAAACGATGGCTACCCTTACCACTGCAAACAGCGCCGTATCCCTCGTCGTGCGCGGCCTGTTCCCTGTCCCGCAACGCCTGCAGGGATACGCTACTGACGATTCGTTCGCGGCCGAAGACGTCAACCCGATGGAAGTTCAAATGGGCGTCGACGGGCAACTGTCGGGCGGTTACGTGCCGTACTCGACCGCGATCACGTTCACCTTCCAGGCTGACAGCCCGAGCGTCGCCATGTTCGACACCGTGTTGGAAGCACAGAAGGCGAACAAGGAAGGTTTCATCTTCGACGGTACGATCATTATCCAAGGTACGGGCGACAAGTACGCCTGCACCAAGGGTTATCTCACGACCGCGACGCCGATGTCGACGGCAAAGAAGATGCTCCAACCGCGTAAGTTCACCCTCACGTTCCAAGACGTGACGAAAGCCCCGGTGTAATCATGGCGCGCAAAGAGATCATCTGGACTGCATCTGTCGGCCGCGACAAGGGCAAGAAGTTCCAAATCACGGAGATGTCCGCGCGCGCCGGCCACGCCTGGGCAACCCGGCTGTTGCTGGCACTCATGGGCTCGGGCGTGGAGATCGACGAGGACATCGCCGCGCGCGGGCTGGCGGGACTGGCAACGGTCGCCCTGACCGCTGTCGGCAAGGTCAACTCGTCGGTTGCGCTGCCGCTCATGGACGAACTGCTCGATTGCGTGATGTCGGTCCAGGAACGCGCAACCCGCAAATGGATCGATGACGACTTCGAAGAGGTCGCGACCATCTTCCAGTTGCAGAAGGCTGTCTTCGATCTGCATGTCGAGCCTTTTACTTCCGGCGGCCTGTTGACTTCGGCGTCCACGAAGGAAGCGGCAACCGCCGATTAATCGAGTACGCTAACGTGCCGGCGACAATCGGCACGGTTGTATCTAAAGGTCTTGCGACCCTTCACGAATTGGACACCGTGTATGGGACGCAAGACCTTTACGATATGTTGGAAATCATCGCCGTCGATTCTCATAACGAGCGAATCATGCGGCAGGCACAGGGCGCAAAATGAGCACAACCGTTATCGACGCATTCGTGACGACTCTCGGCCTAGACGGTACGCTGTTCCGTAAGGGCATGAAGGACGCGGAGACCGCACAAGAAAAGCTCGACAAGAAAACCAAACAGATCAACCGCGACCGCGAGAAGGGCGAGCAGGACGCCGCGAAGGCGCGCGAGAAGCGACAAAAGCAACTCGACGATCAGGGTAAAAAGACCCTCGACAACTACAAGAAGATCCGCAACGAACTGTTGTCGATCACCGCCCTATTTACGGCCGGCGTGGGGATCAAAGAATTCCTCACCAACACGATCAACACCGCCGCGAACCTGGGCTATCTGTCGCAGAATCTGCGCATGTCGACCGAGGACTTAACGTCGTGGCAGCGCGCCAGCGAACGTGCGGGCGGCAGCGCTGAAGGCATCATCGGCCAGTTGAAGGAGTCGGCCGAAACGCTCGCGCAATTGAAGTCCGGCTTCGGTCCGAACGAAGGTCTTCAAAACTTCTTCCGCTTCGGTGGCAACGCTGACGACCTGAAGGACGGCAACACGTACCTGCTCGCCCGGTCGCGCATCATCGCGGATCTGTTCAAGCGTGATCCGGCGCAAGCGGCGCTCATCGCTAAACAGATGGGCATCGCAGAAGATCAATTCAACTTCCTGAAGCAAGGTCCGGCCGCCGTTATGGCGATGGTCCAGGCGCAGGAAAAGAACGCTGCCATCACCGCGAAGGACGCGGCTGAAGCGCTCAAGTTGAAGAATCGCCTACTCGACCTGCGTGACAGCCTGACGAGCACGGGGACGCGCATCGCCGTCCAGTTGATCCCGCTCATCGACATGCTCGTCCTGAAGCTGAGCAAGCTGTCGCAATGGGCCGTCGATCATAAAGACGATATCGCGCGCTGGGTCGACAATATGACCGTGTGGATAAAGGATTTCACGAAGACGGCGAACGGCGCGGCGGAAGCGGTCGGGGGCTGGAAAAACGTCCTGATCGGCCTCGCCGCGATCAAAGCCGTATCGATGGCCGCGAGCCTGCTATCCCTCGCGGGGTCGCTCGTCCAGGTGGCAAGCGGCCTATCCGCCGTGGCTGCCGGCGGCGGCGCCCTGGGCGTGTTGTCGGGCCTTGCGGGCGTCGGGCTGGCAGGTGCTGCGGGGTACGGCGTCGGCAGCGTCATCAGTAACAACCTGGGCGACGACACCAACAACAGTATCGGGCGCGGTATCGCCCGCGTGCTCGCGAAGATGGGCGTAAAGAGTGCACAGGAAGCGCTCGACAACGAAGCTGCCGCCAGCACTGCGCAGCGTTCGGCATCCGGCAAGATCACGTCGGGGCGTAAGTCCTCCGACCCGAAACAGATCGTCGACAAGCTGATCGCGATGGGCTGGACGCCCGAGCAGGCCGCCGGCATCGCCGCAAGCTTCATGCAGGAAAGCGGGCTAGACCCGGCCGCGCGCAATTCGACGTCCGGCGCGTACGGTATCGGGCAATGGCTCGGCTCGCGCGTGGGCGACTTCAAGGCGTTCATCGGGCGCGATCTCGCAGGATCTTCCCTGGACGACCAATTGAAGTTCTTCCAACACGAGGTCACGAACGGCAAGGAAAAGCGTGCGGGCGACCTGCTGCGCGTGGCGCAGACGGCAGAAGAGGCGGCGCGCATCCATTCGGAGGCGTACGAGCGTCCCGGATCGGCCGAAGCCAACGTCGCGCGCCGTCAGCGTCTCGCGGCACAACTGGCGGCAGGTGGGCGCGCTGCCAACGTGGCCGCCGTGGGCGCAATCCCGACTGGTGCACCTGCAGCGGCCCCCGTGATCGGCGGCACGACCAGCACGAGTACGACGGAGGTTAAAATCGACAACATCACGGTCAACACGAAGGCGACCGACGCGCAGGGCATCGCGACATCGATTCGTCCGGCTATCGAGAAATACACCTTCGCAACGCAAGCCAACACGGGGATTCGATAATGGCACTCGACCTCATTCCAAAATCACTTTACCCCCTCGTGCCGCAGGCGCCCGGCGTGCCGCCGCTGCTGCGCGGGGTGGCGCAGATCATCGATAGTGCAACGCTCGGATACCTGGGAGTGAGCGACGCGCTCAACGGCATCATCGGCGCGCCCGTCGTGCGGTGGACCGTGTTCGACGACGCCGGCAAGTCAATCGCGGATTATGACTCCGTTCTCGCGTTCGGATACCAGAACGAAGCGCGCATCTCGGACTATCCGATCGAGCAAGGCCAGTTCGCCTCCTACAACAAGACGGATGCGCCCTACGACGTCATGGTGACGTTCACGTGCGGTGGCAGCGAAGAACGTCGCACGGCGTTCCTGTCGGCACTGGAAGACGCGCGCGAGTCCCTGCAGACCTATACCGTGACCACGCCGGAATACTCGTACCGGAACGTCAATTTCGTCGGCATGCGCGTTCAGCGCAGCGTGCGCGAAGGCGCAACCCTGCTGACGGTTGAGATGGTCGGTAGGGAAATCCGCAACACGTCGTCGACGACATACTCGCCACCCAAGAGTGACGCGGGTTACAGCCTGATCGAACAAGGTTTGATCCAGACCGTCGACGATCCGACCTTTGACGTTACGGGGGTTGTATGACGCAATATATTCCTCTCGCCGCGACGCCGTCGCAACGCTGCACCGTCAATCTCGGCGGGCAACAATGCGTCGTCCAGGTCGATCAAAAGTACCCTGGCGGCGTGTTCCTGACGCTGACGGCAAACGGCAAACCCGTCGTCACTTCGCGCATCTGTCGCGACCGTGTCGGATTGGTGCGCTCGCGCTACCTGCCGTTCTTCGGCAATCTGGCATTCGTCGACACGCAGGGCACCGATGATCCGGATTGGTCCGGCTTCGGAACCCGGTACAAGCTGGCGTACATCCCATGACCACGCGTAAGGTTCTGGAACTCACCGTCACGTTGGGCAGCGGCACATTCGGCGAGGACGTCGGCGATACGGTCACGCTGTCGGGTTTCCGCATGGCGGCCGACATCACCGCGCCGGGCGGCGACGCAATGGGGTGCTGTCAACTGCGCGTGTACGGCCTGCGCAATGACCTCATGAACAAGCTGACGACCATCGGCCCCGTGAACGCAGCAATCCGCGCAAAGAACGCCATCGTGCTGTCTGCCGGCGAGGACGGCGGCGCGATCAATACGGCGTTCCAAGGGACCATTCTCGACGCCTGGGCGGACTACAACGCCGCACCTGACGTCGCCTTCAACATCATCGCGTATGCTGGCCTGAGCGCCGCAGTAAAGCCCGTCACGCCGACAAGCTATAAGGGCTCGGCCGACGTCGCCTCGATCGTGTCCGAGATCGCAACCGGGGAAATGGGGCTCGCGTTCGAAAACAACGGCGTCGACGTCAAGATTGCAAGCCCGTACCTGAGCGGGACGGCGATGACGAAGATTCGATCCATCGCGCAGGCGGCGGACATCCTGTGGTCTATTGATCGCGGCACGCTCGCCATCTGGCCGCGCGACGGCTCGCGGCAAGGCCCGACGCCCACGATATCCCCGGATACCGGCATGGTGGGCTATCCGTCGCTGTCGAGCAAGGGGCTCACTGTTAGAATGCTGTTCAACCCCACGATTCGACTCGGCGCGGACGTGGAGATTCAAAGCGCCGTGCAGATGGCGTGCGGGACGTGGCGCGTTTTCAACTTTACCCACAACCTTTCGTGCGAGATGCCGGACGGGCCGTGGTTCACTACCGTGGAAGCATACAATGCAGGATGACGCAGGATATTACGGGACGCAGCGGCCGGACGACGCGAGCGGCGAATATAACGCGCTCGCCTTCGTCGTAAAGCAAATCCTCAACGGGCGCAACTTCTGCGCCTGGGTCAAGGTCGTCAACGTGGATGCGCCGGGCGGGCTCGCGCTGGCGGGCACGGTGGACGTGCAACCGCTCGTGAACCAGCTTGACGGACAAGGGCAACCGGTTCCGCACGGGGTCGTGAACGACATCCCGTATTTCCGCGCGCAGGGCGGCACGAACGCGATCATCATCGACCCGCAAGTCGGCGACATCGGCCTATGCGTGTTCGCCGATCGGGATAGCTCGGGTGTGCAGTCGGCACGTGGCGCCGCGAACCCCGGCAGCTTCCGGCGCAACGACATGGCGGACGGCTTCTACTTCGGCGGCATGCTCAACGCCGTGCCGGACCAATATGTGATGTTCACCGAAGACGGCATCGAAATTGTGTCGCCGACGAAGATCACCATGCAAGCGCCTGAGATCGACCTTATCGCCCCCGTGATCAGCATGCAGGCCGACACGTCGATCACCGCCACGACACCCACGTTCACCATCAACGGCGACCTGCACACGACGGGTGCGTCCTCGCTCGACGGCGACATCACTGCCGGCGCGAACGTCAACGCGAGCGGCACCGTGACCGCACCGAACATCGTCGGCACCACCAACGTATCTTTCGGCGGCAAATCCGGCATCGCCCACCATCACGACGGCGGCACGCTCGGGTCCGGACAAACGGGGGCGCCTGTATGAACACTCTTCTGCTCGATCAATCCGAATGGGACTTGGTGCTCGACGCGTCCGGCAACATCGCGGTTGCTGCGGAACCGTACGCCGTGGCGCAGGACGTCGCTAGCGCTGTCCGCGTGTTTGCTGGCGAACTTTGGTACGACACATCGCAGGGCGTCCCGTATCCGTCCGACGTGCTGGGGGAAACCCCGTCCCTGCAATACCTCAAGTCGAAGATCGAAGCCGCAGCGCTCACCGTGCCGAAAGTCGTCAAGGCACGCTGCCTGTTCGCTTCGCTGGACGGCCGCGTGTTGACGGGTCAAATCCAAGTGATCGATGTCGACGGCGTCGAAAACAACGTTTCGTTTTAAGGACCAATCATGGCAGGTACAACTAGCGTCCCACCGATCATATTCACCCCGACCGGCCTGACTCTGCCGTCCGACGCCGAGATCCTGAGCGGCGTACAGGCCGACATGAACGCCGCGTTCGGGGGCAACCTCAACCCGTCGCTGTCCACGCCGCAGGGCCAGCTTGCAACGTCGCAGGCGGCGTGCATCTCGGACAAGAATGCCAAGTTCGCGCAGTTCGTCGGGCAGATCGACCCGGACACGGCTGACGGCGCGATGCAAGACGCGATCGCCCGCATTTACTTCTTGACGCGCCGCCCCGCAACGTCGACTGTCGTGAGCGTTGATTGCCTGGGAAAGGCCGGCGTGACGATCCCAGTCGGCGCACTCGTCCAGGACGGCAACGGCAACACGTACGCGTGCACCGCTGCGGGCACGATCCCCACGGGGGGTACGATCGCGCTGCCTTTCGCTGCGACCGTCACCGGCCCGACGCCGTGCCCTATCGGTGCGATCTCGGGCGCCCCGTACCGTGCGATTCCCGGATGGGACCGCGCGTCGAACAGCACGGCCGGCGTGATGGGTACGCTTGTTGAAAGCCGCGCGGAGTTCGAATACCGCCGCCGCCAGTCCGTCGCCATCAACGGCAAAGGTACGCTGCAGTCGATTTACGCCAACGTGTTCGACGTGGACGGAGTGCTCGACGTGTACGCGGTAGAGAACGTGCAGGACACCGCCGCCGCTACGGGGGCGACCGGTTACATGCTCGCGCCGCATTCGCTGTATGTCGCGGTCGTCGGTGGCGCGGCGGCGGACGTCGCCAAAGCGATTTGGACGCACAAAGACGTGGGCGCGAACTACAACGGCAACACGTCGGTTGATGTCGTCGACGACAGCGGGTATCAATACCCCTACCCTACGTACACGGTTAAATTCCAGGCCCCGACTGCGACGCCCGTAAAATTCGCCGTTCAAATCGCCAACAATCCGACCCTGCCGGCCGACATCGTCGCGCAGGTCAAGGCCGCCATCGTGAACGCATTTGCTGGCGGCGACGGCGGTCAACGCGCGCGAATCGGTGCGACAATCTACGCAAGCCGGTTCTACGCCCCGATTGCCTCGTTATCATCGGCGGTATCGATTCTGTCCGTCCAAATCGGAACCGTGACGGCAAATCAAATTTCGCTGACGATGGGGATCGATCAGGCACCCGCCGTGACCACTAACGACATTACTGTGACCCTCGTATGACTGACATCCTAACTCGTGCTCAAGCCGGCCGCGCGCTGACGTTCGCGGAAGTCGACGCCAACTTTACGAACCTGAATACAGGCAAGGCGGAAGCGTCAACCGTCAATTCCCTGACGTCGCAAGTCGGGACGGTGGCGTCCAACGTTGCGACCCTGATCGCGCAAGTAAATCAACTGGAAAGCGACAGCATCAGCGTATCGCTGTACGGTCTGAAAGGTGACAGCACTACGGGTAACAGCGCGGCGATGCTGGCGATGTTCGCAACGATGTCCGGCCCCACGGAATTTCTACTGCCGAAAGGCGACTACCTCGTCGACACGAGTATCACGATTCCCGCGAACGCCGCCCTGCGCTTCCGTGCTGGGGCTCGACTGCTGATCCCGAACAGCGTGACCGTCACGCTGGCGCAACCGGAATTGCTCGCGGGCCTGCAGCAGATTTTCTATTGCACCGGAACGGGTAAAGTTATCGGTACGGTAAAGAACGCGCTCATCTTCCCTGAATGGTGGGGCGCGAAGGCGGACGGCCTGTGGCCCCCCTCGGGCACCGACTTTTCCCAGCGCGCGGCGGCAGCGACCCGTAACGGTGCGGCAATCCAGGCGGCGCTAAATTTCGCCGGCTATTCGTACCCCATCAACGGCCTGACGGGAACCGTGTCGCTCGCGTACGGTTACTACGTGTACGCCCCGACCCTGTCCGTCCCGCTGTCCGTGAACGTCGTCGGGTACGGCATCGGCTCGGGTCTCTTCTACTACGGCAAAAACGGCAACGGCGTCGAGTCCATCAACACGAACAACACGATGCTGAAGGACTTCTTTATCGCCCCCATCGCAGGTCCGGACTGGAACACGTCGGATGGTTACGGCCTGTACATGAAGGGCGTAAGCACCCCCATCGTGGACAACGTGTGGTCGTCCAGCTTCGGCGGCGCATCGGCCGGCGGCGGCGGAACGTTCTATTTCGAAAGCGTCATTGAGGGTCGTTTGCGCGGCCTGATCTCCGACAACGCACGCGGCCCCGCGTTCACGATTCGCGGCGTCGGCCGGGGAACCGTGCTCGAAAACGCCGTGACGGCAAACTCTCAATATGGTGCGTGCTTCGACATCGCAGGCTATGACTGGCATCTGATGGGTTGCACCGCGAAAGACGGCCTAGGTGGCGCGCAGGGCTTCTATTTCGGAGTCTGCGAGAATATCAACGCGACTAACTGCGGATCGTTCCAAAGCGCAAAAGAAGCGTTCCTCATCACGTCTACCGCGTTGAATTGCAACCTCGTGAGTTGCTTTGCCAACGACGCCAGCACGATCACTGGCGGGTCCGGCGTGTACGCGGCATTCAACGTGTCCGGCAACCGCATCAAGCTCACCGCGCCGAAGGTCACGTCCAGCCAGGGCGGGGGCGTCACGTACAGCTACCCGATGATCCTGGGCGGCGCGGCCGTCGATTGCACCGTGACCGACGAGAACTTCACGGACGGCACGTTGGGCGGCGTACTGGACGCGCAGCCGACCGGCGCAAACACGTGGAAGATTCGCAAGAAGACGACCACTGATGCGACCGTTACAACCCTGTGGACGAAGAACCTCAACAACAGCGCGGCATGCACGATTGAGGCGACCGTCAACATGAAGCAACGCGGGTCCACGGGCGAAAGCGCAAGTTTCCGGGTCAGGGCTCGTGCGGTCACGGGGTCGGGCGGGACGACATTGTCGACGGCCGCCATTTACACGGACAAGTCGAACGGCAGTTCCACGGTCAACGCTACGTTCAACCTGACCAACTCGGCCGCGAATGCTGGCGTCGTATCGCTCCAGGTGACGGGGCTCGCGACGGGCAACGCGATCGACTGGGAAGCAACCGTAGCTTGCGTCTCCGTGACGGGGTAAAACATGGCAATCCGCGATTATGTCGAACCAGGGTACGTGGCGAAAGGGTACGTTACGGAACCCCCTGTCGTCGTGGCGGCGTTCGATCCGACCGTCACCGTTGCGTCTCAATACGCGAACTCGCCGACGCTGCACCAACTCATCGACAGCATGGCGCAATACTTCGACCCATCGACCGACTTCGGGAAATTCTACGATGCGGTCTGGAACATCGATACGGCGGTCGGCTTCGGCCTGGACGTGTGGGGAAAGATCGTCAACGTTCAGCGCGTGCTGACGATCCCCGGCGACCTGACGTACTTCGGATTCGCCGAGCAGGGTCCGACCGTTCAACCGTTCAACCAAGCCCCGCTGTACGAAGGTATCAAGGTAACGCAAAGCTACGCGCTTACCGACGCGGCGTATCGAAACCTTATCCTGATGAAGGCGTTGTCGAACATCTCGGGCGGGTCGGCGTCGAGCATCAACACCCTGTTGCGCGGCCTGTTCGCTGGGCGCGGCCGGTGCTACGTGATCGACCAAGGCAACATGCGGATGATGTACACGTTCGAATTCGATTTACAGCCGTATGAAATCGCGATCATGACGCAATCCGGCGTGATTCCGAAACCTGCCGGGGTGCGCATCGCGATCACGCAGATGGACGCGGCAACAACGTTTGGTTTCGGCGAAGCTATCGGCGCGCAACCGTTCAATCAAGGTGTATTCTTTAACCCTGATGTCGGGGTTATCCCCGTCACCCAATAGGAGAAAAATTAATGCAATCAACGCAAATCCCCAGCCGCATTCAATTGCCGTTTGCGAATGCTGGGGCTAAAAATACGATCCCGGTCGCGTCGCAGATTGCGAACGACCCGGCGTTGGCTTCGTTCACGGATGGCTTTCCGCCCGCCACGCGCACGCCGCTTGCGGCCGGTGGCAAACCGCCGTACGGACAAGATTTCAACGGCGTCCTGAACCAGATCACCGCGATCCAGCAGTTCCAATGTGCTGGCGGCGTGTTCACCTACGACGCGATCTTTTCGGCAGCGATTGGCGGTTATCCTGCCGGTGCGATCGTGCAGAGCAGCGCAGGCGCAAAGCGATGGATGAGCACTGCCGACAACAACACGACCGACCCGGACAGCGGCACCGCCGCCAACTGGATTGCGGTTTCGGGCCTGTACGCCGGCACCGTAGCCAATTCGGCGGGCGGCACAGTGACGCTTACTGCCGCCGACGCCGGCAAAGAAGTCGCATTGTCGGGCACGACGACCGGCACGCTGCGATTGCCCTCCCTGGCGACCGTTCCCGATGGCGCGGCGTTCCTAGTCAAGAACGAAGGCACCGCCGCGTGGACGGTTTCGTGTAACGCTGCCGACAGCCTGCAGATGATCTACGCGAACAGCGCCGCATCGTCGATCCCGATCAAGTACGACGACTACGTCCTGTTCGTCAAGGGCGCGGGTTCGTGGCGACTGTACGGTACTGGCCTTGCGAAATACTCGGCATCGTTCGCCGCCCTGTTCGCGCTGCCTGGATACCAGACGCTGCCGTCCGGCCTGCTGCTGCAGTGGGGTACGGCTTCGTCCAACGCTACCGGCAGCGGCGCTGCAATCACCTTCCCGTATTCGTTCCCTACCGCCACGCTGCAGGTTATCGCGAGCGGCGCGGGCCCGACTCTAGCCGCCTTCAGCACGGACACGTATACGCGATTCGGATTCAACCTGTACGGCGGCAACCCCAACGGGCAGACGTACGCGACCGTCTCCGCCCGCTATCTCGCAATCGGATATTAAGAGGACAACATGCGCTATTCCCCGAGCATCAAGAGTTTTTTCCCTGAAGAGTGGTCGTACCCGGAAATGCCGGACGACATCGTGACCGTGTCGGACGAGCAGCACGCAAGCGTGATCAACCGCGCACCCGGCGCAACGTTCGAATACGTCAACGGTCAGTTCGTCATCTCGGCACCGTCCCCGATGAGCCTGGGCGACCTCAAGGCCGTCAAGCTGGCCGGCATCGCGCGCGAATTCTCCGAACGTATGTCGACCCTCAAGTCGTCTTATCCGGAAGAGGAAATCCAAAGCTGGTTTAAGCAGGAATCCGAAGCGCGCGCACACATCAATGACGCGAACGCGGACACGCCTCTGCTGTCGGCAATGGCGGCGGCGCGCGGCATCACCGTCGAAGACCTCGCCTTGCGCGTGGTGACGAATGCCGACGCGTGGTCGACCGTCAGCGGCGAGTTGATCGGTAAGCGGCAGAAGTATGAAGACCAGATCGCCGCCGCAAACGACGCTGTGAGTGTGTCCGCCGTGGTTTGGATCGACTAGCTGTGCGGTATCATTGGCGACACGCAATGACGCGTTAACCCCCTTTTAAGGCCAAAGCCATGCCGACCAACATCGATCCCGAAATCCAGAAAAAAGCCATCAAAGAAGCAATCAACGAATGGCTGAATGACAAGTTCGCCGAACTCGGGCGGTGGACGTTTTACGGCATGGCTGCGGCAGCGTTCGCGGGCGCGGTCTATCTCGCGCTGCGCGGGCAGGGCTGGAGCAAAACATGACACCGCAAGCGTTCCTCGACGCGCTGTTGCCGGGCGCGCTCGCAGTACAGCAGAAATACGGCATCCCCGCATCGTTCACGTTGGCGCAGGCCGCCAGCGAATCCAGGTGGGGCGACTCCGATCTCGCGAAAAAAGCGTGCAACCTGTTCGGTATCAAAGCAGATAAATCGTGGAAAGGTCCGACGTTCAACCTGCAGACGGGCGAAGTCCTGAACGGGAAAGAGGTCGTTGTCCCGGCATCGTGGCGTAAATACGGGTCGTGGGCTGAATGCCTGGAAGATCGCGTCAAGTTCTTCAAGGACAACCATCGTTACTCCTCGTGCTGGCAGCAGACTACGGGGGAAGGGTGGGCGCGCGCCGCAGCCGCTGCAGGCTATGCGACAGACCCGGACTACGCAAAAAAACTCATCGCGGTCATGAACGGTCGCAATCTCCAACGCTTCGATACGAAAGGGATCACGAAATGAAATTCATTTTGATCAAACTCTTTATCGGCCTCGTGCTGTTTGGCACGTTGGTTGCGCTCACGTTCAACGACGTGCCGAACTCGGGTCGTCTGCTGGACTTCTGTTACTGCGCGCTGATGGGCCTGGGCGTGATGCACCTGGGCAGTGGTCCGCAAGAGGGTATAGGGGTTGCGTCACCCGACAAACAAGGCGGATTCGCGTCACCCTTCATGCTGGCGTTCATGGGGGCATTGGCGTTGTCCATGGCGGCCTGTACGAGCGTGTCGGTGCAAAACGCACAGGTGACGTACACGCAATCGTGCGCGGCATACGGCGGGGCGTTCGACGTGATGGTCGCGTTGCGCAAGGCCGGCAAGCTGAACCAATCGCAAATCGATCAAGTCACCATCATCGACAGCCAGATCACGCCGTTATGCACCGGGCCATTGCCGCAAGATCTGGACGCCGCGGCGGCACAGGTTACGGCCGCCGTGACCGCCCTCACCATCCTGGAGACCGTCAAATGAACGTCATTCTGACCACGGCAGCGCAGACCGCCGCAGCGCTCGCGGCAACCGACCCGAAAGCGGCGGCCGCCGTCGCACTCGCACCGATCATCGTCCAACTGCTGCAGACCGTCGAGCAAATGCAGGCGGCCGGATCGCTGACGCCCGAGAAGCTGCAGGCGCTGTACGACACCGTGTCGGCCAACGTCCAGCGCGCGCACGATGAATGGGCGGCAATGTGACCGCGCGATTCCTCGGCGACTTGGAACTGTGCGAAGCGGACGAGGACGCCGACGACGGGATGTGGCGCCTCGGGAAGCCGCTGTCGTACTCGTCGGGGGTCGCAAATCGCGTGATAACGGTTCCGGCGGGGTTCAGGACTGATCTCGCCAGCGTGCCGCGCCTGCCGGTCATTTACTGGCTGTGCGGCGGCCGGGCGAACAAACCCGCTGTCGTGCATGACTTCCTGTACACGGAGGGTCTCGTTGCCCGCAGAATCGCCGACGCGGTATTTCTTGAAGCGATGGCAGTCGTCAGCGTGCCGATCATTTATCGCGTGCTCATGTGGCTGGGCGTGCGCCTGGGCGGCGCGTCGCATTACCTTAAACGGTAGCGACGGACCCGCGAATGATCTCTTTCAGATTAGCGGGTCCGTTTTCCTTCAGATTCAAAACCTCGACAGTCTTTTCCATAGCTTCCAACCGTTCCGCAAATGTCGCAAGCCGGCCGTACGGCAATTTCGATTCGTACACGACAAGAATCCTCGTCGCCACTTTGTATGCATCATCCATAGCATCCCCCATTTGATTAGAGGATGCTATGCGTTACTGACAACCTTGTCAACAACTTATTCCTAGATCAGCAAGCATTGATCGGGCCTCGTCGACGTACCATTTGTAATTGATGTCGGGCGGAAGAACGTCCGGAAGGTCCATGCACGGTTTGCACCCTTCCGACTTCGACACGAGGTTGCCATTACCCTCGTACGCGATGTGCCCTGTCTGCCCGACCGCGTAATACCAGCGCACAGCCTTGCCGAGATATTCGCGCGGGATGGCATTGCGCTCCCACTTCATCGCGGCGTCGGTCGAGCATCCAGAAACCTCGTCGTGATACCAAGTTTTGCCCTTCGCGTTCCCTTCGTAGGCATTCCAGCCGCGAGCGACCAACGCTTCGCGCTTCTGCGCCATCGTGTCCGCCACGATCGTATCCTTGACCCATTCGCCGCCGCCCTGGACAGCGCGCACGGTGACGAATTTGCGGAAGTCATCGCACCGTCGAATGGTCGTTTCAAGCGGCGTGCCGTTGAGGATGTAAGCTTTGACCGCGTCGACACAAATTTGATTGGTCGGGTTCTTCGCCAAACGGCTAATAGGGTCGTCCGCGTACCATCCCTTCGCCTTGACTTCGATCGGATGATGAACGCCTTTCTTGTCCGTATAAGCTGGCTTGAACGCAAGGTAATTGTTGACGTTCGCCGAGAACAAACCGATGTATTCGTTCGCTTCGGTTTCGAACCCCGTGACCGATTCCCATTGCTTGACGATGCTGTCACGCAGGGCGACTTGCTCGTCGCGGCATTTGATCACGACGCCGTCTGTATTGGCGGACACGACGGAGATACCCTGCAGGTGCAACATTTCGATCAGCATCAGCAACGAGAATTGCCCGGTGAGCGTCGTTCGTAGCATAAGGTCGGGCGCGAACAGAACGCTATACCTGCTGCCGGTCTTGCCGTAAGTACCGTTAATCTTAATTTTGAACGTTGCCGCTTTCTTCTTGTTGCCGGCGGTCTTGTGCGAGATACGCACTTCGATCCAGCCGTCGAAAATCTTGAGGAATACCGGGCCGAGTTGGCGGGGAAACATTCTCAATATTGAGATGATTTTCGGATAGTAGGACACGACGTCGACGTCGACGAGATTCCAGCCGTTGCCAGCGCGGTGCGTTGCGCTTTTCTCCGTCGAGTGCAACCCGCCGATGCCGAGCGTGTACGCGCCGTCCCCGATGCGGATTTTCAAGTCCTTGAACGATTCCGGCATTTGCGGGTTGCCGCCCTTGTCGAGAATGTACGCGGTGTCCTGCGCCATCCTGTAAGCCGCCTGCAATTCGGGCGTCTGGAACGATAGAAACGGGGCGGGCGTGTAGCGGATTGCGAACCCTGGCGGAAGTTGGGCTTGATCAATGATCGCGCGCGCCGCACGTCCGTCCAGGCCGAGCAACTTACGAAACGCCGCCTCTGCGATCTGCGCGTCGGACTTGGACCGCACGTCAATCCCGTATTGCTCGCCGAGTTCGACACGGGTTGCAAGGTCTTCCGTGACCGCGAAATAAAGATCGGCCGTCGTGATCAGGTCGTTTCCGCAGTATCGCTCAACAGCAATCATTTCTTCCCGCGTGAGGATGCGGTCGGGCTTGTACGGCAAGTCCTGCATCTTCTTGCAATGCAGACGACCGCCGTAAATCTTCAAGCTGGCTTGACCCGGCGCGACGTTGATAAGGTCGATGTGATCGAGATCAAGCAAGTCGAAACCCCAATCACGCGCGGCCATCCACGGTTGAGGCGACGGCTTCGGCGTAATGATGTAGTCGCTCAAATTCTTGAGCATGTCGTTCGTGAATCGGCCCGTCGCTGCGGCCGAGATCATGACCATATCGTAATTGATACCGTTGAACGTAACGTTCGTACCGGATCGCAAGAACGTCAGCATCGCCGCGACGTTCAACGGCTTGCCGTCGTAGAACTCCAACGAGAAGAATTGCTTCGTGTGGACGTCGTAGAACTTGACGAGGAAGTAATTGCGGTAGGTCTCGACGTCGACGACGCGGATCGGCTTTGCGGCCGCCGGCGGGGGTGCTACTGCCGGAAGGGTCAAGGGTTCGCGCGCGACTACGTCATATAGACCGTTCGGCACGGTGATGTATTGCGCGCCTGGGGGCGGTGCGGGGACGAACCCCGGCGGCGTTGTAGGCCATCCATCGTGAGACATTTATTGATCCTTTATCGCAAGGTAAGCGGATATGAAAACCCCGCCGAAGCGGGGCGAACTGCAGGTCAGCGTCCGAGCGCCGCAACGGCTTCGTGCAACCTGTCGTCGATGGTTTCGTGGCGATGCCAGTCGGGCGAACCAACAGTCGCTTTACGCTGCAACGCGTCGTTCTCGCGCATCGCCCATTCGATTTTGCGGACGACTTCTTCGATACTCGTCACGATGCTCATTATGCCGGAACCATGTGACCGTTTTGGATCAGCGCCGCGTCGGTCCAGCCCTGGGCGATGTACGCCGCGTACGTCGGGCCGACCGGGTTAGTCATCTTGAAACCGGGCGCGGCAGCAGCAATCGGGGCAGGGGCGACAGGCGCTGGCGCAGAACCAGCGGGGACCAAAGGGGCCGGTGCGGGCGCGAGGATACCCGGATGCGGCGCGACCGCCTGGGGGGCCGGTGCGGGCGCGAGGATACCCGGATGCGGCGCGACCGCCTGGGGGGCCGGTGCGGGGGCCGGTGCGGGGGCCGGTGCGGGGGCCGGTGCGGGGGCCGGTGCGGGGGCCGGTGCGGGGGCCGGTGCGGGGGTCGCAGGCTGCGTGACCGTCATCATGGCGGCTTGGACGAGCGCGTCGTCGGTCCAACCCTGGGCGTGATACTGCTCACGGGTGAACCCCTGCGCGGCGGCCGTCATCGTGTAGACGGGGCCGGCCTGGGGCGCTGCGTGCGGCATCGGGGCGGGTGCTGCTGCCGGGGCAGGTGCGCCGCCGCCGAACACTGCCGCCGCGTCCGGACCGCTCGTGATGACGTCGCCCACGTGGTTCCATTCGACCATGCCGAGGTTGGCATACAGGCCCGGCTTGTTCGACGGGATGTTGTCGGTGATCGTGCCCGACACGCGGACGAAGTGGCCACGCGGGAAGACCTTCGGATCGGCGATTTGATCCGTGGCCGCGTTGTACTTGCCGCGCACCCAGCAACGCGGCGCATAGCTGGAAGCGAAGCGGAACACCCAGTGTCCGGCGAAACCTTCCTTGGTGTTGTTCGGCGCGCCGTTCTGGTCGAAGCCGTCGCCGTCGACGATCTTCCACGAGAAGTTCGGGTTCGTGCACGCGCCGCCGTTCGGGAAGAACTGAGGGAACGCCTCGCGCGCCACCTCTTCATACAGGCGCTTGAACGCTTCGACTTCCGGGTCGCCCTTCTTGCCAGCGACGGCGATGAAATATTTCTGCGTTTCCTGACCGGCGTTCGGTCCGGTCTTGATCGTCAGCGGTTGCCCCGTGGTGAGATCCTTCGTTTGCGGTTCCAGGGGCGAGCCCTGGACGAGACGCATAACCGGAGTGAGGAAGTCGCGGGATGATTTGTTTGCCATTTTCAGTCCTTGTTAAAAATTTGTTCGGCGGCGGCGCCGTCGTCTTCTACTAATTCAGCCGCGCCGCCTGGGGCGTGACTGTACATGTTTACCACTTCTTCCGGTATCCCGGCTTTGATCGCCTGCAGCGGCGTGAGCGACAATTTCGGGGTCGAGATCGTCACGTTGTACGCGCTGGCGATGCCCTGCATATCGCTTACCGCGTCATCCTTCCAGACGGTGCGGCCCTTCTTGTGCGCGATGCTGAAATACGGCACGATCCCGCCCCGCTGAATGGTCGACATCAAACTCTGTTCGATACCTTCCCTGCGCAACTTGATCACCTTTTCAGCATCGCGCAGGCGGCGCAGTTCCGCACGCTGCGCGGCCGGCGACAGCACGAGCGGGGCGGAACTGTACGCAAGGTCAATCGCCGGACCTTCCGCCATAATCGCCGCCTCGCATTCGTGCCGACCCTTACAGTCCTTGCACGCGTCCGGATCGCGCGCCATCACGGGTGCATCCGGGTCCGACGCCATACGGTACGCAAGCGACAACTCCGAGATCGGGTGACGCAACTCACCGAGCGTCGTCGTCCATGACCGCGTCGGGCCGCGTCGATGGTAATTACGCGGCTGGTGAATGGTCATCGTAACTTTCAGCGAATCGTCGTGGTAATACCCCAACGCCGCCGCAGCCAACGCCACGTAGTTGATCTTCTGGTAGTTGCCAATCTCGCTCACGAATCCATGCCCGAATTTGAAGTCATCAACGCTCAGATGATGCGTGCGTGGACAGTACGACCAATAGTCCGGTGTACCGTAGTTCTCGGGATGAATCGGTCCAGGCGGCAACGGTTCTTCGATCCAATGGTCGATGCCGAAGATGATATCCCGCTTGATGATGTGATCCGCGTACATGTCTGCCGCTTCGATCATCTCAACATTGAGAACAACGCCGTTCGGTGCAACGTCGCCCACCTGCGGGTGAATCCCCCGCAACTTTTCCGACCCAACCCAATGCGCCGCTTCGCCCTGCTGCGTGTCGATGCTGTCTTCGTCCGGATAGCGCGCTTCGACGTTCGCCGAGCCCCAGCACGCGACTATGCGGGCGGCAGACGATGGCGCGAATTTAGCGTGCGTGGACATGGTTAGGCCGCCAGTGCTTCCGACATCTTCTTGTACACCATCGGGATGAACTCGGCGTTGCCCGGCTGTGCGAGTTGGCCGGCCGCTTCGATACCGAATTCCTTCGCGAACACGAGCATGTCGGCCATCGTCTTACCTTGCGCCGTGACCCACTTGCACAGGTCAGCGAACGTGGCGGGGGCCGCTGCCGGTGCTGCCGGTGCTGCCGGTGCTGCCGGTGCTGCCGGTGCTGCCGGTGCTGCCGGTGCTGCCGGTGCTGCCGGTGCTGCCGGTGCTGCCGGTGCTGCCGGTGCTGCCAACGGCTGGAAGGTCTGCGCGG